TGCGCCGCCACAGCAGCAGCAGCCGTGCCCGTGGCATCGGCGCCGACCTGCGCGGCCGTGACGCTGTGCGGGTTACTGGTGCTGCCGATGTGCGCCTGCAGATTGGCATTCGCCGGCTCGTAGGTTCCGGTGTGATTGTGCGAGGTCGCCGACTTCGCATCGAGCGCCGCTTGCAAACCCGTGATTGCCGCAATCGGGTGCGCGTCAGTAGTTGAGCGCCCGGTGAGATCGTTGTGGATGGTGACGCCACCACCACCACCGCCGCCACCCGTATTCAGCGGCCCAATCGTCAGCGTGATCGTCTGCGATCGCACTACCAGGGTGACGATCATGGCGAATCCGGATGCGGCAGCATTTCAATCTCCCCACCGAACGGCGTCATCACCACGTCCGGCGTCGGTGTCTCGAAGATGATGCGGAAGCTGTACCAGCGTCGATCGCGCCTGCGCGCCGTCGCCGCCAGCAGCGCATTAGTGACGCTCGGCGGGATTTCATCGATCTGGCCCGCGCCGCCCACTGCATCGCTGATCGTGATCGTCCCCTCCGGCACCGTCGGCGATGCTGCATCCGCCCCCGACGTCCGCAGCCTGGCCAGCCGCGTTCCCGCGATCCGGTCGTAGATGTCCATGATGATCTGCGCGCCACTCAGATCCACCGGCGTCTCATCGTCATTGGCGAGCGTGAACGCCATCGCCGGCACCGTGTCACCGCGCACCCAGGCGAGGCCATCGGCGTCGAGGAAATCGAGCTTTGCAGGGCTTGGCATTGTTAGAAGCCGCTCGGTCGAATGTTTGGGTTGCGCCGCTGCTGGCGGCTGGCCTGCGCGTACGAGGTCGGGCGCATGCCGAATGACGCGTTGAATCGCGCCTCTGCTGCCATGGCGCGCGCAGCCGCTGTCTTGTCGGCATCGCGTGTCCCGAACGCGCGGTACACGACCCAGTCGAGCAGCAGGTGTGCGTGCCGATCGGCCACTTCCAGATCCGATGTGGCGAGGAGCGTCGACAGCAGCGGCTGCCGGTACACCTCCAGGCGCAGCGTCCCGGCCGCAGCTGGCGGCAGGTACAGTCGCACCGCCTTGGGCTTCGAGATCAGCGCCATGGGCGTTCCGACCGACGTGCGCCAGCGCGGTGAGGCGCGCTCGGCTTCTTCGTCATCCATGAACGCCAGCGGCTGCACGCTGGTACCGTTGTCCCAGCCGGCCCACACGACGCGATTGATGCGGGAGTCGACGGCCACCGTTGCCGTGCTGGCCGTGACCGCAACAGCGCAGAACGTGCTCGTAGCGTCCCACAGCAGATCGGCGCGCATGCACGCTTCTTGCTGTGCTTCTGCGAGATAACCAAGCAGCACCGGTGTCGTCCACAGGTACGGCTCGGCCATGTCATCCAAGTCCTGGCGCGCGAGCGCCACGACGGCGTTGGCCTTCACGCGGGAGCCTTCGCTTTGGCGATCGCGACGGACAGCAGGTCAACAATCGACGTGCGCGGCTTCTCGGCGCGCAGCTCGGCGTTGTGGACTTCCTGCAGCACAACCGGATCAGTCACGTCGACCAGGCGCTCCTTGAGCGTGCGTACGCCGGCTTGCGACAGTTCGCTGATCAGCGTCACCTGCGCGTCGGACAGTTCGACGATCGGCGGCGGTGGCGGCGCGTCCTCGGTCACTTCCTGCTCGATCAGCGCCCACGTCTGGTAAATCTTGACGTCGGACACGTGGTAGCCGATGCGATCGCGCACAGCATCCGGAAGCGGTCGGCCCTCGGCGTCGACTGTGCCCGGCTTGGCTGCATCGGCGATTGCCAGCAGATGCACGCGCAGGGCGTTGTCGTCGCGCTCGCCCTTGGGCTCGACCAGCGCTACCGGCTTGCCTACGCCTTCCGGCAAACACCCGGCAGCCATGGCCGCAGCGTGCATGAACTCGGGCAGCTCGCGCGGCTCTTGGCCCACGAGTGCCACATGACCGGAGTCGAGGGTAACTCGCGCCTCGCCCGGCCCTGGGAAATACAGTTTCATTCGGTGTCCTTATGCCCTGCCGGCATCGCCGGCAGGGCGCCTGGTGTGGATCAGCCCTGCACCGCGTCTGCGACGCCTTCGACGACGTACGTCAGTTCGACGACAGCTTCGCCGACAGTCGCTGCACCGCCCGCCAGTTCAAGAAACAGGTTCTCGGTGGCGGTATGGACGTAGCCGGTCAACGTCAAAGCCGTGCGGCCGGTGGCGTCGAGCGCGATTGGGCTTGCGGTGTAGCGGTCGGGATCGGTCGCGTCGCCGATGTCAGCGGTTCGGCCGGCATCGAACGCCGTTTTTACGGTGAGCGAGCCGCCCGTCAGCAAGGCGCCCGTGGGCACCTGTGCCAGCGGATTGCTTGCGGTGGTGGTCGACACAGCGGTGCCGAGAATGCGGATGAACGCAGAGCGGGGCCGCTGAACAGCGGCCTGCAGCGTGAGTGCCATGGTGGATCTCCTGAATCAGAAAGGCGATGACGTGCAGCCGGCGGGTTGCCCCGCCGGCCTACACCAACAGCGTTGCGCGCGAATCAGCGCGCGTGATCGAGCACCAGGCAGCCGTAGTCTTCGGTCGCGCCGGAGAGGTACGGGTTCTCGTACTTCGGCTTGCCGATGCCGGTGATCATTCCGCAGGACAGCCCAAGGCGGTTCTTGTAGTCCTTGAGCTCTTCTTCCCAGTTCTCCTGTTCGATGTCGACGAACGAGAGCGCCTGGGCGCCCAGCACCAGCGAGCGGATACCGTCCACCAGGCCACCCGCACCCCACTTGCTGGCGGAAGCCAGACCGGTGGTGTTGTAGGTGTAGCGGTGGCTGGTGATGACCCACCCGTGCACCGTGGTGATCGAGCCGCTGAAGAACGCGTTGTCTTCGGACCGCGGCATCGCGTTGATGATCGCGCTGTTGATCTTCGGATCCTTGATCAGCTGCGCGTAGCCGGTCGGCGACGTCTGGAGCACGTAATACTCCTTGCCACCCTTGCGGATGGGGCGGAGATACGTCTCTTCGCAGTACGCGCGGAGATCCACCAGCGCCTCGTAATTCAGCTTGTCGGTGCTGAGCACGGAAGCGGTGTCGCCGGCGGCAATCGTGCTGCCGCTGATTCGACGGTGGCGTCCTGCGGTCGGCGTGGTCGACAGCGACGCGAACTGCAGATTCGCCAGCTCGCTGGTGGACGCGCGGAGCGCACCATTCAGCTTGCGGGTGTACGGGATGCCGGACGCGGTCAGGATCAGCATCTGCTCCAGGCGGTCGCCCAGCCAGAAGCCCAGGTTGTTCTTGGCTTCCTTGCGGAAGTTGATCACGGACCGCTGATCATCCATGCGGCCCTTGTTCGTGACGGCATGGCGCAGCTGATCCATGGTCGTCTCGTACCAAGCGTCGTCCAGCGCTTCTTCGCGGCCTTCGAGGGTGTTGTCACCCGCGACGCCGTCTCCGGTCAGGTCGAGGACCAACGGCACGATGGCCGCGTCCGTGCCCTTGTTGGTCTTGGTCAGTTCGGTGATGCGATGAATCGGCGAGTTGCCATCGGTGCCGATGTACTTGTTCATCTGCATCGCCTGGCGGGCGTGGCGCATGACCTCGCGGATCCATGCGCGCTTTTGGTAGGGTTTGAGCCCACCGAATGCGGTAAAAGCCATGATGTGTCTCCAAAACTGCGAGCGAGTGGGCGTTGACGGCTGCCCGGAGTTGCCGCGGAGACATGGCCAATGCCGGCCAAGGTGGCTCGCTATCGCGCGATCGCGCTGGGTTTAACGCCTCCCAGGGGCGTGTGTGACTGGAGTTCAGGCCCGGAATCGAACCGGGCTCAACGGGTTTGCAACCCGGTGCATAACCGATCTGCCACCTGAACTACGGTGTTGCACACAGGGCCGCTTGCGCGGCCCTGTGCTGTTCGTTACGACATCAGGTCGACGGTGCGGTAGTGCACGCGCGCGTACAGCGGGCTGTTTCCGGTGATGACTTCGCCGGATGCCATGTGCAGCACGATGGCGGCGTTGGCCACTGGCGTGACCGTGCCGTAGAACTGGATGAACCGGTGCTGGTCGGACGTCTGATCCAGGAACCCGGTTGCCTCGACGGTGCCGATGATTGCGCCCGAACCGTTGGTGTAGCAGAAATTCAGATCCTCGCCAGCTGCGATGCCGGCGTAGGCTGCGGAGTTGTAGTCGAGGAACAGCTCGGCAAACACCGGGATGTTCGCCTTGCCGGCGCCAGGAGCGGCAATCAGCGACTTCGGCGTCGCGTTCAGCGCCAGCAGCTGCGCGCTGGTCACGGTGATGGTGTCGCTGCGGGTCGGCAGCAGGTTCGTGCTGATGTTGGTGTTTTCCACCACACCAGTGGTCATTGCCTGCGCCCAATACGGCGAGCCGTCGGTGTCCACGTGGTAGGGAACGCCCAGCGGCTGCTTTCCGGCAGCGGCAGACGTGGCAATCATCGCCACAAGGCCCGGAAGCGTTGAGTGGCGCAGCAGTTCGACAGCGGTTACGGCCATGGTGTACTCCTGAAAATCGGGGGTGCGTTGTTACGTGAGTGCTGCGTGTTACTCGTTGTTACCCGATGCCCAGCAGCGCGTTGCGGTCCGCGTCGGGCAACTTGTCGTATTCCTCGCGCGTCATGTCGTCCACACTGCCGCGCTGGCGCGCGCCGGTGCCGGCCGGTCCATTGCGTGGCGGGATGCGGCGTGCCGCGTCCATGTGCTTGTCCAGCGATTGCTGGGTGCGGGTCTTGGCCGTTGCGGTCTTGTTTGCAGGTCCGGTCGGCTGCATGCCCACCTTGGCGGCCACCGACTCAACCGCATCGCGTAGCGCCTTGTCCCACGGCATACCGTTGGCGACGTGCCGATCGCGAACCGCCATCATCATGCTCTGCAGGTCGGCGTCGGTCTGGATCTCGGGGTACTGCGCAATCAGTTCCTTGTAGGTGTCCTGATATGCCTGCGTTGCGCGCTCTACCTGGCGCTGGTGCTCGTTCTGACGCTCCAGTTCGCGGCGGGCATCCTCACGCGCAACTGCACGGGCGTCGGCAATGTCTTGCCGCGCCTTTTCAACAGCGTCTTCCGCGGCCTCTCGGTCAGCGGCCTCGCCGTCGTAGATCGCATCATCCAGCGCCTTCTTGGCCGCTTTCAGTGCCGCCTGCAGCTCGGCATCGTTCTCGGGGCGTGCGGCGCGTACCAGCAGTTCTTGGTTCTGGCGCTCCAGCTCCGCGGCGCGCTCTGCGTTGGCGGCGGCTGCGTCCTCTGCGGCCTTGCGTTTCTCGTTGACCTCGCGGAACCGGTCATACGGGATGGTCTTCGGTGGCCCCGCCTTGGCGTCTGGAGGCGGCGCCTCTGCAGACTCGTCCGGCTCTTCGCCTTCGGCTTCTTCTTCACCCTCGGGCTGTTCGCCCTCCGGCTCCTGCTCGCCTTCCGGCGTGTCGTCACCAATGCCCAGGTCATCATCAGACTCAGACTCGGCCAACGGCTCATCTGCGCCTTCTACGCCGGCGCGCGCGGGATCCTGATCTTCGATCAGTTCAACGGTCATTGCGGATTACCTGCTTCGATACCCTGGAGTGCGCCAACCTGCGGGTTGGGTGGTGTCAGGGGGTTGGTGTTCTCCGGCGGCATGGCCACCGGCAGTGATGCTTGTTCGGGCGCGCCAATTACTGGCGCGGCGTTTGAGTCCTTGAATCCAGCAGAGCCCAGGATCTGATCGGCCACTGGCGCGATTGCCGGGTTCACTGCAATCAGCTGCGCGGCGGTCGTGGCGCTGTAGAGCGATTCCACGCGCTTGGACACGGCTTCTGCTTCCACCTTCGCCGCCTGCGCCTGCGCAAGTGCGGCCTGTGCCTGCGCCAACACGGCCTTGGCCTCGTTCAGCGGGTCAGTCTTCGGCGCCTGCGCGTCCATGGCCTCGATGACCTCGGCCTTGCGCGACATATTCGAGGCGTTGATCACCACGCTGTCCGGGATCGGCACGCCTTCCTTGCGCATCTCCATGACCTGCACGAACTCGCCGTTCTCGAACGTCACGGTGGTCGGCACGCTGTCGACCTTCATGTCGTACTCGCCGATCGTCAGATCGTTCAGGATGGTGCCGTCCGGCATTTCCTGGTTCACTGGAAGCTCGACGTTCTTCGGCAAGCCGCGCGCGTCTTCCTCGGTGATCCGGAAAATCCGCGGGTAGTCGTAGTAGTTCTGGACGATCCACACGATGCGCTTGGCCAACATGCGGCGTGTGCGCGCCAAGTTGGCCAGCGGGCGCGCCAGCTGCTGCTGTGCTGCGTGCTGCCGCGACTGCAGCGCGATACCCGACTCCGCGCCCTCGGTGACGCCCTGCATCGCGGCGTTCACGCCAGTGATCTGCTGCAGGAACATCGGCATCGACGTGACCAGCTCTTTCAGGCCTTCCGGCGCTGGCGGCGGGTCGATGCGCTTCGGGAATTGCTTGCCGGCGTGCACCTCGATGTGCAGCCCAGCCTCACCACCGCGGCGTTCAAGCTCCGCGGCGTCCATGTTCGACAGACTGTTTTCCTCGGTGATCCAGCCAGATCCCGCGGCGGTCGCGATGATGTGGATGAACTGGCTGATTGCCTTGTTCTGCACCTGCTGCGGGCTGATCGCGTTGTCGACCATGCCAATGGTCTGGCCGCGGCGGAAAAACCAGAAGAACGGCACGATGTCGATGAACGGGAACGGGCTGATCTCGTCGAACAGCACGTGCTCGCGCGTGCTGACCGCGATGCGCACCCTTCGCATCGGCCTGGTGGTTAACGCCGCGCCTTGGGCGGCGTACTCCTGCAGCTTCTCTGGCGGTGCGCTCTCGATGATGCGCACGTCGCCTTGCGGGAAGATCGCCACCTTGGTCTTGGCCGACCACTCCCATTCCTGTGTCTCGATGATCTGCCAGCGCGCCTGCTTCTCGTGGTCTTCGAGGTGTTCGGAGTACATCGTGTCCATGCCGAACTTGTTGCGCGGCAGGTCGTCGGACTCATCATCCCCAAAGTCGCTGTCGTCCTCTGCCGGCGGCAGGTTGTCGAGCTTGCGCGCCACGTCCTCGCCGTACTTCTGGCGCACCTGGTCGCGTGTGTAGTGGCGCAGCGTGCGCACGTCGGCCCAGTCATCCGGGTCGTAGCTCTTGGCGTCTGAATCGATGATCACGTCCATCGGATCCAGCACGTAAATCTTGAGCTCGCCGAACACACTTTCGCTGTAGTCGAGCGACACCTGGTAGAAACCGCGCTGCTGGATAGCGCCGTCTTCGAACACGTCCGTTTCCAGGTCGTGCAGGCCGCAGTTGTCTGCAACCTGCATCACCACCTTCTGCAGCACGCGCGCCTTTTCCTCGTCGGCACCGCGGCCACGAGGACGGAGCTTGATGTCCATCCGGTTGTTGATCTGGTAGCCCACGGCGCTCGTGACAGCCGGCAGCACGTGGTTCAGCTCGACCGACAGCTTGCCCTTCTTGTCGTTCGCGTTGTGCTCTTCTTCGCTCCACTGGCGCCCGGCGCCCAGCGTGAAGTTTTCGGCCTCGCGTGCCTGTTCCACGTAGAACGTGTGACCGCGGCGCTTGTGGTACTCGAACCGCGCCCACAGCTGACGTGCACGCTGCCCCTCGTCAACCGGGGAGCGCGCTTTCCCTTCCGGCTTGCTCACGTGGTCATCCCTGAGCGGCGTGTGGCGGCTGCAGCGTTGCGCACTCGATCGCGCCAGCTGCCTTGCGGCGGCGCACGGTCAGCAGGCGCAGTGAACCCAAGCGCAAACTGCTGGAATGCGTCGCTGCCGTTGCTGGCCCAGTCGTGCACGGGTTCGTATGCAAACACCTGATTGTCCTCATCCCATTTCTGTCGGTAGCTGCGCAGGGCTCTGATGCCCTGTTCGCACCGCGCCTTGTCGAACCAGCACGTTGGGAAGACGCGGCGCGTGGCCTCGATGCCTTCCCACTTGTTTCTCACCCGCGGCACCACGTCGATCGGCTTCACGCCTGCGTCCTCCAGGATCTGGCGGCGCTTCTTGGCGGCCGTCAGGTCCGTGACGCTCACGTCGTGCGGCAGAAAGTGCCGGCCGTACAGGTAGTTCCTGTCGCGCAGCACCTTGGCGTAGTGCGTCAACGTGACGTTGCTGCACTCGTAGTAGTCGATGAACCGGTTCTCGTGGCCGATTCGCTGGTGAAACCAGATCGCGGTGCTGTCGTTGCGGCCCAGATCCCAGAACGTGTTGACCGGTATGCCGTCCTCGATCGGCAGCGCGCGAATGCGGTTGCCCACCAGCGCGTCTGTCATCTGCACCTTGAAGATCGCGCCCGGGATGTCGATCACATCCCAGCGGCCTTCGAGCAATGCCCGGCGGCTCATCTCGTCCAGGCGCATCAGGCGGAAGCGGTAATCCGTTTCAGCCAGGTACGGGTTGTCGTCCAGCCGGCTCGGGATGAACCGCATCCAGGTGTGCTTGGTCTGCGTGCTGCCGTCCCGTCGCTCGGCTGTCTGCGTGATACGAAACCTTGTCGGCGATCCCAGATCCGGGATGCGCCAGTATTCCTTGACCCAATCGTGCCCCACGCCACCCGGGTTGCACGTCGCACGCTGGTACACGTGCACGTCCTTGTTCGTGCTGCGCACGCGGCTGGCGAGGTATTCCCAGGCCACCGGTGAGCTGTAGAGCGTCAGCTCATCGAAACCGACCCATTGATACTCGCTGCCCTGGTACTGGAAGCGATCTGAATCGCGCCTCAGATACCCGAACTCGATCTGCGCCCCGCTCGGGAACTTTATTGCCTTGTCGTTGCCGTTCCACTTCGCGCCAGGCACCACTTGCGGGTACAGCCAGCGCGCTCGATCGATGAGCTGTTCAAGCTCTGGGTACGTTCGCTTGAGCAGCAGCGCGCGGTACATGCGCCAGTCCAGCGCTGCCGGCTGTTGAAGCTGCATTGCGTCGATCAGAAGCGCGTCGCTTTTGCCACCACCTGCCGCGCCACCGAACAGCACTTCGTCATCCGGCGCGGCGAGGAAATCAGCCTGCGGCGGTGTGGGCGACCATGCGATCTCGTCTGGCGCCAAGCCAGATTCAAGCATCGTCGTCGTCGTTGGGAAGCTCTGCCTTTGCTGGCACCACCACGGCCCGCGGCCGTGCCTTGTTCTGTTCGCCGTCGGCGCTGGTCACGTCCTTGAGCCCGTAGGCCGCACGTTCCAGCGCGTCCAGATCCTTGAGCGACGCCACCAGCTGGCGCGCTGTCTTGGCCATGTCGCCAATGTTCAGTGCACCAAGGGCGTCGAAACAACTGCGGCGCAGGTCCGAGTCCTCGATCGACTGTGCCAGTGCGGCCAGACGGTGCAGCAGTTCGGACACTTCCGGAACGGCCTGCATCATCGACTGCAGCCGCACCAGCAGCGCCTGCACCGCTGCGCGTGCCTCGCGCTGGTCTGCACGCTGCGTTTCCAGCACCTTGGCCGTGGCCACCACGAACGCCTGCTGGATCTGCTCTGTCGACACCAAGCGCTTGCCGGCGTGCCCCTCGGCGATGCGCTTGGCGCCTTCCAGGTCAACGCGTGTCGCAAGTTCCACCGCGTCACCGCGCTCGACACCGGCCTTCTGCGCTTCGCGTGTAACTCGCGATCCGTCGACACCGTAACGTCGTCCGATCTCACGAACACTGAGCGGCGACCCCGCGTACAGCGCGAGCATCTGTTCGAGCTTCGCCGGGCTCAGTTTTACGCGTTGCGAACGCTGTTCTGGGCGTTTTGCCTTTGCCCGTTTTGCGTTTGCATCACCCTGCGGCAAACCGCCATCTTTTTGCCGCACTTTTGCAACACCTTTCAGATCGGGCGTTTTACGCGTCCCCACGCTGTTTCTCGCCATTGCGGCGCCCTCGTTTTCCGCCGTCCCTCACGCGTGCGCGTAGGGGGTGTTGCAAACGTGTTTCAGACTGGCGTGTAAGCCTTCCCCTTCCCGCCCGGCAGCAACCCTGTTTCGATCCACTTAGCGAGGTCATCGCCGGTTACATTGCGTCGCAATGCGTACTTGCGCAGCACCGCGTCGATGCGCTCGGCGTCAGCCTGGGGGAACGTGAGGTCGTAGTCCGTCACCAGCTGTGACATCGTCATCGGTTCGATGCGCAGGCCAATCAGCGCCTTGGCGTCCTGCATCAGCAGCTGCTGTCGTGCGCGGGCTGCGCCGACCGTGTTGCTGCTCTTGCCACCACAGCCGCAACCCCCACCGAGATCCGCAATGCGAATGCCGCGGCGCACGTGCTTCTCGTACTGCTTTGCGGCCTTGATGGCGTCGTCCGGGCCAACCCCGTGACGGTCCTGCATCGCAACGCGCAGGCATTCCAGCCTGATGAACACCAGCGGGTTCATCCGTCAACCGCTCCCTTCTCGTTCACTTGCTTCGCTTCCTCGCCCGTTCGTTGAACCTGTAGATGCAACTCCACAGGGATTCGATGCGCTTTGCGGCCTGCGTGAACGCGGCGGTCAACGCTTGTTCTTCCGCCGTGCTGTCGGCGCAGTTCGCGGCTCGCGCGGGCTCTGGCACGGGTACTTCCGGTACTTCACAGCGGATTGTCTCGTAGCGCACTTCGCGCTTGATTGGCGGTGGCGGCGGCGGATCTGGCTTGTTCGTACCCAGCGTTTCGCACGCTGCGCACATCATCAGGATGCACACACAAAGCCAGACTCGACGCATTTAACGCACTCCTGAGCTGCGCGCCGATCGATCCAGACCGCGCCGCAAGCTGTTCGATCGATTCATTCAGGGCCGCCAGCTCGACGCGCTCTTGTTCGTCCTGCGCCTTTCCCGATTCCACCTGTTCACGCAGGTCTGCATTGACCTCGTCGCGCTCCTTGACGTCCTGCGTCAGCGTGTCGACGGTCTGTTCCAGCCCGCCCTGCCGCTTGCCTTCGAGATACGCACCAGCCACCAGCGCGAGGATCAGCACCCAGCGCAGCCACTCGATCAACGCGGGTTCTCCAGGCGCCAGCAGTACAACTGGTAGCGATTGAGCGCGATGCGTTTCGGACCGTATGCGAGAGCAAGGTCAATCGCGACCTTGAGCCGATTCCAGCTCATGCCGGCGGTACCCACGCATCGTTGGCCTTCACTGCCGACACATACGCATCGATGAACGGCCTTGCCATCGTCTCCCACCACGAGTCGAACACCACATCGGCAATGCCAACGGTCGACCACGCGGCGCGCACTGCGGCCTGCACCTCGATCAGCTTGTCGCTGCCGCTTGCCTGCGCTGCAAACTGCGCAGCACGCACCGCAAGGCGCACATATTCGAGATCCGCGATCTGCTCCGGCTCCAGTGCCGCAGCTTTGTCGCCCAGCACCATCAGCGCCTGCGCGTAAGCGCGTCGCTCACGCCAAAGCACCTCGATCGGCGGCAGCTTCTTGAGCTTCGCCCGGATCTTTGCCTTGGCGCTGGACACCCAGCCCTTCACAGTCTCGAACACGATGCTCTCCTACTGATCCGACGGTGTGACCGTCGCACCGGCCTTGATGGATGGTGCCAGAGGGTAGTGCGTGTGCGCCGGCGCACCGGCTGGCCACAGCACATGCACCACGCGGTCAACGGGGAACGACGCGATGCACACCTGGTTGCCTTGGTTGCCGCCCAGCAGGTGCACGCGACCGGGCGACACTGCTTCCAGGAACCCCACGTGCCCGGATGCCGGCCCGCGGTCGCTGCTCAGCACCACGATGGCGCCGAGCACGTTGTCAGCAATCAGGCATCGGACGCCCGGCTCGAAGCCTCGTGCGCGGGCGGTGCGCGGGCTGCGATAACCGGCGCTCTCGATCGCCGCACAGGCAAAAGCTGCGCACCATGGCGTCTCGTCGTCATTGACGTCGAGCGCCACCTTGCCGATGTCCCAGTAGCCCACAACTCGCGCGTTGTGCTTCGCGCCAATGACCTCACGCGTACCAATTTCACCGCGCGCCCAGGTGAGCCATGCCGGGATGATCATTGCCTCAAGTCCCGGGGTGCATGTGGGCAACGCCGTGCGCGTGGCGTTTTTGGCGCACACACATTGGGCACGCGGTGTGGATCATCCACGCCATTTTGCACACCGTGCCCAGCACCGACGCCATTGTCGCGATCACCACCAGCGCGCGCACGTCGTGCAGATAGCCGCTTGCCGCAAACAGTTCCAGTGCGCGATCCGACGCGTACAGCGCGCCAAGCGCCAGTAGCATCGATGGCCATATACGCCAGCGGCGCGGGCAATGGCTCATGGCCGCCATACCAACGATACCCGCGCACATCAGCAGCGCCCCGGCGATCGCGCCGGCCAGTGCCTGGCTCATGCGCCTTTCCCGATGATCGTGCGCAGCGTTTCCAGAAGCCATTTGCCGAACATGGCCGGGCTCACTCTGGCAAATGCTTTTGCAATCTTGTCCGTGACTGGCCACGTGATGACGCCAGCCACTCCGCTTGTCGTTACAACCGGAATCATTGCGCGCGAGCCGTCGTACAGCGCGTCGAGCCCCGCAAACACCACCATCGGTGCGACACATATCGTCGTCAGCACGCAGATCGCGATGCGTCGCACGCTAACGCTGGAGTCGCCAACCATCACCAGGGCTGACACCGTGCCTCCCACGACACCCATTGACGCGCTGATGCCGAGCGCAACCTCGGCGGACAACTGCGCATCACGCGTGACGATGGTCATAGACACCACTGACGCCAGAATGCCGATAGCCGCAATGTCGTGCGACACATCAGCCCCGTGGCTTGCCGATAGTCCCGCCTTGGCACGTGTACGGATCAGGGCTCGCCAATGGCCCGATCTTGATCCACGTCTGCAGCGTACCTACACCGTTGATCGCCGCGTTCTGGTCATTGCTGCGAATCACCTGCAGCGACTGAGCATTGCCACTGCGGATCGAGGTGTATTCGTAGGTAACTGCGCTGTAGTCAGCGATCGTTGCCCCTGCGCCGTAGCTCGGGCACCCGGTGTAGACGTACTGGATGTTTGGCGCCCCACCAAGCCGCGTCGTTTTGAACTGGCCCGTGGAGGTCAGACACTGCATGTCGAACGAAACCCACCACCGTTGCATGACGCCATCCCACGGTAGTGACGCGCGCGACACAACCACGTTGCACACGCGGTCGGGTGCGAGGTAAACCCCGCTTACCGATGAATCCAACGGCGCGGCGATGACCTGCGCGCACAGCATGACGCACGCGGCGATGGCCGCGATCAGGGATCGCATGATGACTCTCCAGGTGGTTGCAGTGGCTGGATTCGAACCAGCGACCTTCGGGGTATGAGCCCAACGAGCTACCACTGCTCTACACTGCGATAGAAACGCGGCGCGAGGCGCCGCAGGTGCCCGAATGGCGTCGCCCAGCTAGGCTCTGGGCATGATCGGACGCTGCACAGGGTAATGGTCAAAGTGGGCCATGTCGCGGCCCAATTTTTGGCCTACTCGCTAAGCTGTTCCCTCAAGTGCCTGACCGCCTGCCTGCGCGCGGTCAGCGCCTCTTGGTACAGCCAGTCATACGGCCGTTTCCACGCGCGTTTGTACGTGCTCCAAGGCACCTCGATGGACCTCGCCCGATCGCGATCTGACGCGCGCGTAACTCCGGTGCCGTAGCACCCGGCGCATGGCACCTCCCGGCGGCGATCGTCCAGCACATACGGCATGATGCCGGTCCCGCCGCAGTGGCCGCAGCGCTCATCGCAGCGAAACTCTTGCAGCACACTGAAAGCGCAGCGCCCCAGCATCACACCGTTGATGTCCGGCCAGCGCTCTGACTGGGCCGCAATGAAGTCCTCCTGCGCGCGGCGCATGATCTTGCGGCCGATGTAACCGTTTCCGATCTTCCCCGCCTCGCGCGCCATGTTGCGCTCTTCGAGGGTGTACTCAGCATTGTGCAGCGCGTCCCTGCGCCGGCGCGCCTCGCGCATGATGCGGTCGCATGTTTCCTCGCGCAGCGCCTGCAACGAGATCCACGCGGGCAGGCCGTCGGAGTGATCGCCGGTCATCCACTGGCTCCACGTGTCGTCGTCCAGGTCGCCGTGCAGGGCCAGCAGCGTCCCCCAGCGCATCCACGTCGCATCGCGGTCGTCCGCAACCGCGCGCGACGTGAACACAACAGCCCCAATCACATATTGCGCGTGGCCGTGGTCAAGCGATGTGAGGATGCCGCCAATACCCGCCTGCATTCAGCTTCTCCGGAGTTCCAGCGCTGTCTCAACATCGGCGATGATCGATCGGTCTTTCACGTCGGCTGCCAGGCACGGCAGCACCATCCAGCCCATCAGCTGCGCGCGGCGGCTCTTTTCCGCGTCCCTGCGATAGCCCTCCGGCCGCACATGCGCGCCGCGGCTGTGTATCCCACCCTGCACCTCGATCGCCACGCGCGCGGCGACCCAGGCGAAATCCAGCTCCAGGCGTCTACGCGGGTCAAACTTGTAGTTACGCTCATAGCCGCCAAGGCCAGCGCGCTGCAGCTCCACCACGAGGGCGCCCTCGATGTCCGGCGCCTCCGTCGATCGCTCCCGTTTGCCGCTTGCGCGGCCGGCGGCTGCTGCCTTGGTGTCTGGTGGCGTGCTTGGCATGGCGCCATGACGCACACCCATGCGCAACTGCAGAGCTTCGAACTGTTCTGGCGTGTAGCGGATCACCGGCGCCTCCAGCTCGGCCACACCATGTCAAACCTCATTCGGTCCGCGCTGCGCTCGAGGATGCGGCCGACGATGTTCGGCCCCAGGGTCTTCTCCAGCTCCGGTGTCGCGAAGTTGGTCGCCACGATGGTGGGCTTGCGCGCCAGGTACCGGCCGTTGATCAGGCTCCACGAGATTTTCAGGTCATGCGCTGTTCCGGTCTGCGCGCCCAGCTCGTCGAGGATCAGCAGCTCAGCGCCCAGCCACGCGTCGATCAGCGCGCGCTCGGTGGTCTTGCTGTCGTTGCCGTAGGTGTAGCGCACCGCGTCGCTTGCGCTGGCCGCGGCGACGTAGCGCACGCTCACACCCATGGACAGCAGGCCATTGCCGATGATCGATGCCAGCAGCGTCTTGCCCGTACCTTCCGGGCCCGTCAGCAGCAGGAAAGCACCGTGCTGACGCCATGCCTGCCACCCACTCACCATGCGCACGGCGACCCTGCCGGCCTGTTCCTGCGCGCGGCGGATCTCCACCGGGGCAGTGCTGTCGATCGTCCATGCCGCCGGCGTTGCGGTTTCGTAGCACTCCGGGATGCCCGACACGTTGCGCAGCAGCGCGTTGCGCTCGTTGCGCTGGCGGGTGAAGTCCTCGCGGTCCCGGCGCTCGATGTCGGCAAGCGTGCGCTGCAACGCTTCGGCGTCCGGCAGGTCCATGCCCGGCGACCACGCTTTGGGATCAAATGGCTGGATTTGCATTTTCGCCCTCTTGTTTCAACCAGCTTGGGATCTGACCTTGGCTCAGCGCACCGGGCTCGTACTTCTGCTCTTCGGTGCGGGCGAAGGCGTTCGCGGCCTTGCTGTGCCTGCCTGGACGGGCCGCAGCGGCCAGGCGGCTTTCAATAGTCCCGATGGTCCACGTCATGGGATTTCTGACGCTTGGCCCGGCGGCGATCGCCTCCCGAGCTGTGTCTCGGAACATCGCCGGTGTTGCTGCGGGATTGGCCACCAGCTCCAGCAGCTCGGGGTGAGACTGGTTGATCCGCGTCGGAGGTATCCCGCCCTCGATCATCGCCTTGCGGGCCGCAGTCGCTGCTTCAGCAATCGCGCGCTGCTGTTGCTCTTTTTGGTTACTGGTGTCTGGTGACTGGTGAGCATTGCCGTCGCTATGCGTTGGCATAGCGGACGCATTGCCCGCGTTATCCGATGGCACTGCGGCGGGCTCTTGTGGTGCATGCGGCGGCTTTCCCCAGCGCGCCTCGGCGCTCTTGCGGGCCTTGTCCGTCTTGTCCCGATACCGCGCGATCTCGGCATCACACCGGGTATGCGCCCACCCGGCCTCTGTCCGGCGAAAGAACTCCTGCAGCACGCCGGCCAGCGCCTCGCGCTCGTCCTCAGAGCGCGCGCCGATCAGCCGTGCAGCCTGGTCGATTGGGATGGGCCCCTCACGCGTGTAGTACACGTCCAGCAGGCGGTTGTAGACGCCGTGCTCGAGCAGGGACAAGTGCCCCGCGTCGCGCAAGTAGTCTCCGATGTGCTTCTCGTAGTAGTTCATGGCGTCGGGCTACGCCCCTGCAGCCACGCGTTCCAGATCCGCCACAATCTCGTCCAGCAGCGCCGCGGTGCGGCTGGTGTCGAACTGACTACGCAGCGCTTCGGCCAGCATCACCAGGGCGCTCACCTTGTCCGGCACGCGCTCCACCAGGACACGGCGAGATCCGCGGTTGGCCAGCTCCATCAGGCGGGCAATCTCCAGTTCAACCGTGGGATCGCTGTCGTCAGCGTCAGCGGCACAGCGCTCGGCGATTCCGGCCAGTTCCCCTTGCACGTCAAAAGTAGGCGCCACCGTCGCCCCTTCCGCGGCGTCCGGAGCCGATCCCGGTGTGATTTCCGGCAACGACGGTGGCATTGAACACGTTTGTTCTTCGGTGTCACTGCTGATCGGCCCGTTGCTGTCGCTCAGCGGTCCCGACTGCACCGCCTTCGGATCGCGAACGCTGGCCGATCGACCATGCTTGCGCAGCACGTCCGCCAGCGTCAGCGCCGGCGTAGGCGACCGCACCAGCTTCTCCACAGCCTCGCGAGCCTCTGGGCTTGGCTCCGGCAGCACTGGAGCCGGTGCAGCCTCCACGCGCAGCGCAACAGGCCCGGCAACCGGCGGGGCGATCGCCACCCGATTCGGCGCGGGTCGCTGAGCGGCCTGGCGCACAGAGGCGTCGTCCACCAGCGCCATACACTCCTTGAACCCCGTACCAGGCCGCATCCGCCGTGATATGCGCCCGTTGTTATTCAGCGTCCAAAGCGCCTTCGCCACAGCATTGCGCCCGTCCAGCGTGTCACTCTCCAGATGTTTTGCGATCTCGGCAGCTGAGCGCCACGCATTGTCGGTTCCGATCAGCGATGCGAGGTATTGGTACACCTTCCCCGGCGAAGTCGGTCCTACGTCCTTGGCTTGCATCACGTTTCCCTCGTCCATGCGAAGTGCGGCCTGTGCGGAAGCACCCACAGATGTCTGATGTTGGCGACGTCCACGACGTGGGCGTCGGGCGGGTAGATCTCGACGGCCCAGCGACCGCCGTAGCCGCATTCAGTCTTGAGACGCTGCAGCTCGTCCCATGTCATGCCGTCCTGCCAGCGGTGGCCGCCGGGCGTGAGCGCGCTACGCAGGATCGACAGCCTGTGTCCCTGCGGTGCGCGGTAGATCTGCACCAGGTGCGTGCGGCTGCGCCACACGTCGATCAGTCCCGGCGGGCGGCTGGCGTCGTACTTTGATTCCGGCACGCGCGTCAGCTTCGTCGGCCACTGCGCGTTGTCGGCCTCCAGGGCCTGCGCTTGCGCCGCATGCTCGTCGGCGTAATCCATCACGCCCACCACCGCCGGCCCGGGATAACCATCATGGTTAGTTCGTCCAGCGCCCAGTGCAGCGGCTCCGTGTCGTAGACCGCCCCGAAGTGCGCTCGACGGATGTGACTCACAAACGCGCCGAACTGGGTATCGCCCTCGGCGTGCGTTACTTTCAGAAATCGCTGGTTCAGGTGCGCATCCAGCGTCGGAAGGTATGCCCCCGCCATCCGCTGCCGCCTGGCGCACTCGCGCACAATGAACCAACGCGCCTTGGCCAGATCCTCTTGCATGCGGCCTTTGTAGGGCGCCCGCCAAACGTATTGCAGCGCCTGCGCGAGATTCGCGCACAGGTGTTCGGAAATCTCGATGCACTCCACGCCGGAGCTGTGCGCGGTGTAGTGCGCCGGTCGGTTGACCGGGTCATGCGTACCGTCACGGGCGGGCGCCGGAGTGCTGCTACCAACAGCATCACCCTCCAGCGCCCGGCCCGGCGATGTCACACCAGCCGGAGGAACGTCAGCGGGGTCAACAACTGACGAAGGTAGCTCAATGCCATCGCTGCCGCTGTTCGAGGACTCTGCGGCTGCCGCGCCATGTGCGTAGGGGCTGGCACCCCCGATAGTGCCCTGGGACGCACTCCCCGCAACAACCTTGCCGCTCACAGCGGGCCATCCTTCCCAAACACCGCGCGCGCCGGCGATTCCGCCTCGATGCGCGCGTCGTGCTTGTTGCGCTCCTGCAGCAGCTGGCGCATATCGCGCAGGTCGCCCACGTCTCGCTCGATGCTGCTCAGGCGCGCGTCGATGCCCTGCACCAGGTCGCTGTCAAACTCCGCATCTGGCACCTCCACTAGCCGGTAGCCGGTGCTCGTGGCCCAGAACTGCAGAAGGTTCGCGCCGCCGAACTGGCACGACAGCGCGATCAGTTCCAACATTCGGAACTTCTCGCCGTGCGTGCCCGCCAGCGCGTGCCTGAATTTGCTCACCCCGCCGTCCAGGCTCAGATCCTTGGACCAGAAACCCGTGTCGATCAGCCACGCGGCCATCACCTTGACCGGTGCCGAGCGCGTATCGAAGTCCAGGCGAAACGCCTCGTGTGCGCGCGTGATCCAGCGGTCGTTAATCACGCAGCGTGGGCGGAATTTCATGGGTGCACCTCATCGTCGTTGTGGGATGCCCAGCTTGGCTGGTACACCGCGACGTAGACAACGGTCCCCACCCAGCCGGCGATCGCGCCGGCAATGAACATCAGCGCGAAGGCGCCGGCGATCACTCCGCACCCCCTGCGTTCACGGGCTCGACGGTTGACGCGCCTGGATCGACACTGGCAGCCGTGGGGAATTGCTCTTGGCTGGAGGAGTCGTGACTTTCGTCCCGGAACCGAAATTCAGGCATCGCGCCTCGGCCGCGCTTGACGTTGCACGGATGGCACACGGGCTCTACGTCTATTGGTTTCGAGTAGTCGCGGTGGTCATAGCAGGTAGCCTGCTTACCGCAGTCCACGCACGTGCTGCTGCCGTCGAGCTTTTGGAGAATCCCCAGCCTCACAGCTACGGATACGATTCGGGCCATCAGGTCGCGCCAATAGATCTCATCGGCCGTGCGCTTTGGCAGCGGCCCGGCGTTGGCCCTCAGCAACTTGAGGCGCCGACGTTCCTCAGCGACCTCTTTGCGACGCGCCAAGTAGGCGTCGCGATCTTTGAGGTAGCAGGCGAGGCAGCGGCTCGTGTAGGTGCCATCGTCATCGAAATACAACGGCGTACCACATCGACATGGATTTGGCGCCAGCCTGGCCATCAAGCGTCCGCCTTCACGGTGACGCTGTATCCGATGACGTCGCCAACCTCATTGCGAGTCCAGACAACGTCACTGCACAGCTGCTCGCAGCGCACGCCGGCCGCTTTCGCGAGCGCTGGCACGTGTTCGAGCGGAACTTGGCCGCGCAAGATCCAGTTACTCACTGCGCTTTGGCTTAGGCCCAGCTCACGCGCTACGGAGCTCGGGCCGCCCGCCTGCAGGATGGTTTGACGAATGGATATAGGTTCGATGTTCATTGCGCAAGCATCACGCAACGTGATCCGCGAGTCAACACATTCGGTGATAGCGCTTGAATGTTGCCCACCGCACGATTTCAGCGTCATCGATGAGATTGCTGTTATGTCGTTTGGGATGCGGCTACGCGCGGTCCGGCAAGCGGCCGGCATGACGCAAGAAGAGCTTGCGCTTGCGTGTGGGTTCAACGGCCAAAGCCGGATAGCGAACTACGAATCGCCGAGCGGCGGTCGCGAGCCATCTATTGCCGATATCAACACGATTTGCCGCGTTTTGAGCGTGCCGGCGGGCGTACTGGTCGATCCGGTCGAGTTTTCGCAGTGGCAGGAACAGCCGTCCAAGCTGCGCCACGGCGTGTCAGTGGTTGCCTATCGCTACATTCATGCCGATGAAGCGGGCCGAAAGATGATCTCGGCGATCGCAGAAGCAGCGTGTGCGGAATACCCGCACCAAAAGGCCAACGTAGCCTAATCTGACGGCGTTGCACCAAAATCCTTGAGCTGTTGGCGGCCCAGAACCAGGGCCGACCGACACTGCGGAATGAAACATCACGTAAGGTGTTGACAGTCGTATCACGTGGTGTGATGCTTGGCCCACCTACCAGTGGAGCCGCCCAGTGTCCGATCCCGCAAAGCCCTCGCTCGATGTGCGGCCCTACGCCGTACACGACGCACTCGAACCCAAGCCGTCACACCCGCGCATCGTGATCCACACCTCGCCCTCAGCGGCGGTGTCTCACGTCGTTGGCGCGCGCTTTACCGCCGTTGCCCTGAACGCCATGGAAGTGCTGGCCTTGGCCGCACAAGGCGTGCGCGTCGAAGACCCGCGCAAGGTGCTTCCCGTGCTGCCGGAAGGGGCCTGCTCCGAACTCGTGGCCGCGCCGGTTGATCCGCAGCCGTCGCTGCTGCCGCGCGCGCCGTCGTTCGAATCGCCCAACGTTAGCCCGTTCACGTCGTGACCGAACGCCCCTACCAAGTCTGGGAGCTGATTCTGATGGCCGTCGTCCTGTGTGGATGGGCGGCCATCGGAATACGCGTCCTCGCCGCGCTGCTCGCTCAGCGCCGCCGCGACAACGACCCGATCAACCGGTGGCGCCCGCCACCACCATGGAGGAACCGATGAGCATCTTCCGCAAGATCACCGCGTGGGTACGCCTGCGCCTCGTGGCCGCCCAGTGGCGCGCCCTCAACTCCGCGCCCGTCATCACCGAAGGCGCCAAGCGGTGCATCGCGCACCACAAGTACCGCGTGCGCGCCGCGATCTCCCGCAACCACCTCGACGCCGCCGACGAGGCGCGCGTGCAGCAGCGCTCCGCGGCTCTGGTGGACGCCTACTTGCACGGCAAAATCGCGACGATCGACGACGTCACCGTCTGGACGCTGGATCTGGCCAACAAGCTCGGCGCAGCCGCACAGCTCCAACGCCTGATCCGCGCGCGCTCCGGCTCGCTGGGTCACACCTCGTTTCTGGCGAGGTGAGTTATGGCCACTGCATACCAACGGAAGATGGCCGCGGAAAAGGTCGATCGTGACCGCGCAAACGGTTGGCTTTGCCTGGACACGCCGCGCGACGAGCAAATCGACGACCTGCTGAACGATTGGGCGTACGAAGACGCCCGCGAGCGCGCCGAACAGGGCTACGACGACTGCCCGCAACTCGAAACCTGCAACGACACCGGTACCGGCGAAGGCCGCTGGCACGGGAGGATCTGACCATGTTCAAGAACATCACCGCTTTCCGCCTGCCCGCCGACTGGCTCTGGTCTGACCATGTCGGCGACGCTATCGACAGCATGCAACAGCAACTGGCAGCGTTCCCGCTGCGCGAGCCCGGCCCGCTGGAGCTGGAAACGCGCGGCTTCCTGTCCCCGTGGCGCAGTGGCGACCACCTGTCCGCGCACACCACGGGCGCCGGTGGCGCTTTCCTTGTGCGCCTGGGCCAGATGTCCCGCCTGTTGCCCGCGTCCGTCCTGCGCGACGCCATCGATGCGCGCGTCGCCGAGCACCAGGTCAAGACCGGCCGCAAGCCCGGCAAGCGCCTGCGCAACGACTTCCGCGAGGCCGCCCTCGGCGAGCTGCTGCCGCGAGCCTTCATCCAGCGCCGCGTGGTCGACGCCATTTGGCTGCCGGCCCACCGCCTGCTGATCGTGGACGCCACCAGCGACACCACCGCCGAGGCCGTCGTGTCCGCACTGCGCGAGGCCATGGGCAGCTTCCCCGCCCGCCCGCTGGCCGCGGACGCATCGGCTACCCTGCTCATGTCTGAGTGGCTGATCAGCAACACCCTGCCCGACGGTTTCGAGTTCGGCGACGCCGCCGAGCTGAAAGACCCGTCCGACAAGACCACCGTCGTGCGCGCCCGTCACCACGACCTGAGCGCCGAAGAAGTGCGCGAGCACGCCCGGTGCGGAAAGCAAGTCACACAGCTTGGCCTGACCTACGACGGCCGCATCAGCTTCGTCCTCGATGCGAAGCTCAAGCTCCGCGGCCTGTCGTTCTCGGATGGCGCTCTCGAACACCTGGACGACAAAGCCGAAGAAGGCGCCGACGCTGATCAGATGTTCGAGGCCGAGCTGTTCCTGCAGGCGGAAGAACTGACCCGCCTGTTCAGCGCGCTCGATGGCGTGCTGCGGTTTGTGGACTGAGCGCCATGACTCCGCTCGTCAAGGAAGTCCATAAGCTCACTGGTGCCGCCGTTTCGCGTTGCATGTGGTTCGACGTTGGAATGGTGAGCCAGTACGACGGGCCGCTGATTCCACTGCGGCTACCGTTTGATCAGTGCGCCGTCGTGTGCCTCGATCCGGCATACGGAAAGCACTTGTTTGTGTTTTTGAGGGCGGACGATGAAACGGTGCTGGGAAGCCACTGGACATTGGCCCCGATGGACTGGCACCGGTCGGATCTGTTCGCCATCACGATACACAACAAGTCGATCACATATCGGCAGGTTGAAGGGTTGGCAATGCCGCAAGAAAGCGAAACTCACACGGTAATGGGTGTGTTGCAGAGCTGGCTGTCTCGCCTACAGACCCACGCCTGCGACGCTTACGAGCCACTGCCAAAACAGACGTTTTTGAATCGCATCAAGGCTGCAGAAGGCAAGCAGCCGTCCTATTCGTGGCGAACGGTCGTGGTGACGCCAATGGCGCATTTACAAGCGGCCTGTGGCGGCACTCACGCTACCCCACGCCTGCATGAACGACGCGGCCACTGGAGGAACCTCGCAAATGGGCGTGTCGTTTGGGTTCGCGACTGCCTTGTCGGCGACCCGGACAAGGGCGTTGTGGAGAAAGACTACCTAGTTGCGACGGTTCATTGACCATGATCCTCGCCACCCTCGCCGCCCTGTACCTTTACGCAACAGGACCGCAGCACGCGGCGGTCCTTGCTGCTCCTGAAATCGCGTGCATCACGGCAGCGGTCTACACAGAGGCCGAAGGCGAGCCATACATCGGCAAGCTCGCCGTTGCAGCCGTCGTGCGAGCGCGCGCCGAGCGCGCCAACGAATCGCCGTGCGCGATCGTGTTCAAGCACCGCCAGTTTTCGGGACTGGGCAGGCGCGTGGGGCGCATCAACCTCGGGGCGCTGCTTGAATCGTTCGGTGCGGCGCGCGCAAGCGCCCTGTCCACCGCGCCGGTGCCCAAGTGCGCCGGCGCAACTCACTTCGACAACAACTCCAACGCCCGCTGGACCCGCGTGTTTGTGCGCGTGTGCACGATCGGGCGCCATACCTTCTACCGGAGCAACACATGAAAATCAAAGGACCAATCGCAGCCGCGATCTTGGCGCAGCTGATGGCAAACGCCGCGGAAGGCGAGGGTTTAGTCTGCGAGTGCCCGAACTGCACGGCCGAACGGCAAGCTGATCTGGACGCGAAGGCTGCGTCTGTGAAAGCCGAATTGGCCGCATCCGCAATGGCGTCCGTCAGCATTAGCGCCCCCAGCGACTTCGGCTGGGCGCTGGCCATGCTGCGCGAAGGCTACTCCTTGCGCCGCGCCGGCTGGAACGGTAAAGGCTTGTTGGTGCGCATGCAGCGGCCGGACGCCAATAGCAAGATGACGCTGCCGTATCTCTACATCGAGTACCCGGCCGACGCCGTCAACACCCCGGGTGCACGCTGCCCGTGGCTCGCATCGCAGACCGACATTCTGGCGATGGATTGGGAAATCGCCTAAATGGCTCACGCCCTCGGCACCACCATCAAACCGCTTTTCAAGCTCGGCCGCACGGCAGACGACTGCTGGACGTGGCTGGGCACGGTGAACGCTCTGGGCTATGGCCACAAGACGGTTGGGAAGCGCTGCCTTCCGATCCGCCGCTGGATGTGGATGAGCCTGTTCGGTGCCATCCCCGAAGGCCTGGTAGTCACCAACACCTGCGGCCTGCCGAACTGCTGCAACCCCCATCACCTGCGCTGCGTGTTTCAGGCGCAGGCCAACCGCAACGGCACCGCCTGCGCACTGTTGCCCGGCGACGTCATCGAGATCCGCGAAGCCGGCCGCAACGTGCGCACCGCAGCCGATCGCAAATGGGGCAGCGTGCAGGAGCTGGCGCAGCGCCTGGCCGACAAGCACGGCGTCACCCGCGCCACCATCTTTGACGTGTGGTCCCGCAAGAGCTGGAAGCGCCCGGCCCGCACCAAGCGCGCCAAGCACACGAGCCTTGCCGCATGACCACCGCCCTGATCGAAGTCGACACCCTGGCCGCGCGCCGCTTTGCCGAGCCGACCCCGGCTCTGGTCAAGCGCCTCAAGTACCTCGCGCGCCGCGGCGACCTGCCCGGCGCCTGCAAGATCGGCTCGCGCTGGTTCTGCGACCTCGCCGCCTTTGACCGCCACATCGCCAACGACGGCCCCGCTACGCCGCCCGCAGCATCCCTCTCAGACCTGGTCGCGCGTGCGCGCGCCGAACGGAGTGCATCGTGACCTCACAAGAGATTCTTGCCGCGCTGGCCGAGTACGACCCCGAGATCGAATGGGCGTCGGAATACGCCGACGGCAACACGCCATTTGTGTTCGAAGGCGATGGCTTGCACTGGGAGATCCACGACGGCTACATCAAGCGCGAAGAGGGCTGTTACACGCAGGAGTGCGACTTTATTGAGCCATACCCGCTGGCGCTGCTTATGCGGGCGATGGATGCCGCGTCGAAAGCGCTTGGTGCAACATTCAGGTTTGCGCCGTGAGCGCTTGGACTACACCGGTGCAGTTTACGGCAGCAAAAAACCACGCCTGTGATTGGTGCGGCGAGCGTATTGACGCGGGCGGGAAGTATTGGCGATGGCGCTGGTTTGACTCTGGGGACGCATCGACGTGCAAAGCGCACCCCGAGTGCTACGAAGCGATGTTGCGCGCCGCGCAAGACGAGGGCGGCGAGATCACATTTTCACCAGGCGATAACCCTCGCGGCTGTGACTGCGGGCACTCTATTGGGTGTGAGGACTGCGCGGCCATGAAAGATCGCGCGGAGGTTGCGGCATGAAGCCAAAGCGCATCCAGCTGTCCCGCCAGAAATACTGGCGCATGCCGCCGAACACCGTGAAGGTCGACCGCAGCACCACGCTCGGCAACCCGTTCAAAGTTACCGTAGACCGGCCAGCTGCCGACGCCGTTATGGCGTTCCGCACATGGCTCACTGTCGATGGTGTCGACGCAGGCCTTCCGTACATGAAGGCCAACATCCTGGCAGCGCTGCCGCTGCTCCGCGGGAAAAACCTCGCATGCTGGTGCAGGCTCGGCGAGCCGTGTCACGCCGATGTGCTGCTCGAAATTGCGAACGCCACATGAACCGCCCCCGCACCCCCGGCCGCCGCGATCTCCCGCGCTGGTTCCGCGCGCGGAAGAAGGGTGCGGGCGGCTTCTACATCGAGCATCCGCTCACCCGCGAGTGCTCGTCGCTGGGCAGCGACAAGGACGAAGCCCTCGCGCTGTACTGGAAGGTCGTGCCGGAGATTGAGGCGCAGGTGGCTGCAGCGCGCAACGGAAAGCGCGCGGCGGCGATCGTGCGCGTACTGGCCGCCGAGCCCAAGGGTGAAACCCTGCGCGCGTTCCTCGCACGATGGCGCGAGAAGGTGCTGCCCAAGGCCAACAAGCGCGGTTCCACCGGCGGCCTATCGCCCAAGACCGCCGGCGACTACGACCGCATGCTGCGCTGCCAGATCGAACCGCTTGAGGCCACGCTGATCGACCTCGCGCGCGTCGACGCCCAGGCCCTGCGCGGCATGCTGTCGCCGTGGCTGTCCATGCCCCACCAGTACAACTACCTGCGCGCGGTGCTGTCACGCGCGCTGCAGCACGCCGTCGACGAGGGCACGCTCGCTGCAAACCCGATGCGCGCCATCGAGGCCCGCGGCAAGCCCAAGCGCAAGGCATACATCACCGATGCCGACTACCTGGCCATCGTCGGCAACATCAAGCAGGAGTACGCCAGGCGCGCGATCGGCATGCTGTACCTGCTGGCCATGCGCCCCGGCGACTTCCTCGCGCTGCGCGTTGACGCACTGGTGAAAGTCGACAACCGCTGGAGCGTCAACTTTGCCGCGCAGAAGACCGGTGTCGAGCAAGAGCTTTTGAGCAACCCGGCGCTGCACGAGCAAATCGAGTGGTGGCGCGCCTGGCGCAGCGAGCACTCACCCATGAGCGTGTTCCTCATGGTCCACCCACGTACCGCCCACCGCAAGCTGTGCGCGCGCCGCATCGATCGAGACTGGCTGTCCCGCACCTGGAAGGCCGCCGCGATCGAAGCCGGCCACCCCGAATACACCCTGCGCGACATCCGCCCCAAGGCCCTCACCGACGAAGCCCTCGCAGGCAACACCGGCAACCGCGGCGGCCACCTCACGCAGCAAATGCGCGACCACTACCAACGCATCAGGCTGCCAGAACGCAGCGATGTGACGATCAATCTACCGAAGAGGAAGGCAAGTCAGTGAATACCGACGATGGTGGGCCGGCTTATCCGCAAATGGACGTTGTGTATCCGAATGGATATGCGGCGCAAGGCAAGCCCGGCATGTCGCTGCGCGACTACTACGCCGGCCAGGCGCTTATGGGTTTGCTCTCAAACCCGAAGCTCGCGCCTGAAATCCTGAAGCGCGGTGGTGCACACGGCGGATGGATTGAGGAAAGTGTGTGGGGGTGGGCCGATGCCACACTCAAGAAGCGCGGTGTGCAGTCCCCATGAAAGACCACGAAATCGCCCAACTGGTCAACGCGCTGCGCGACTGCGCTGTGGAGTTCCGCGACGCCCAGCAGCTGCGCGAGCGCATCGCCGCCTTGGTCGTGCCGGCGCTGCGCGGGGCGCGGACTCCAGACACGTACCTTGCGGATGCGGTAGTGCGCTACATGACAGAGATCGGCCGAGCTAACAAAGGCATCCGCCGCCTGCGCCGCAAGCTGGACAAGGCGCTGGAGGACATTGACGACCTGAGTGGAGCCTGTTCAATCGCGTGGGCTGCGGCCGCCAAGGCTGAACCCCTGCGGGCTCCGACGCCGCAGGATTGCGTGGATATTGCGGAGTGGCACAAGAGCGAATGCGAGGCGTGCTGCATCAATCCGTCAGAGTCTGAGGACTACGGCCGCGCCATGGTCGACGCCGTGCGCCTAGTGCTGGTCGACGGGCCAAACGCCGCGTTACAGCAAAGTTCCAGCGGAATTACAGCAGGTGCCGAAAAACCGCCGCAAGTCGTTGATTTTGGTGCCGCTGGCCCGAATCGAACGGGCGACCTACTGATTACGAATCAGAGCGCAAAAGCGCCAGAAACGTCGCAGAATCAGGACGTTACGCCTAAAACGGCACCCACTCAACCAGTTGAAGTAGTGCCAGCAGAATCAAGCGGTTGCGAAGGAGTTACAGCAGGCGAGGCGCGCGCCGAGTACATCGAAGTTTGCGCAGACGTCCGCTACTGGGAAGACGCATCGGTCAATGGCACCGACGACGACAACGGCACGCTGATTCCGTTTCGCAACGGCGATGCATGGTGCCCTGTGATCCGGCTTGCCGATGGCATGGTCATGGACTGGCCGCAAGGAATGACGGCGCACATTCACTACAAGGTATGCGATGCCGGGGAATACTGGCTGCTTGATTCTGGTCGCCAGCGCACTGCCAAGTGGGGCGGCTACTACGTTCCAAACGATTTCCTTTGCCATGGGGATAGTGGCTACGGCGACTACATCATCTTCAAAGTAGGCGCCGATGGGGTTATCGCAAATTGGTGTTCACCGGCGGTTGAGATGGCGCGCGGCGGCGATGAAGAGTCGCATCACAAATGGGTCGCGCTGATCAAGGACGGTACGCCATGACCGCCGCCACCAAAATCGAATGGGCCGATTCGACTTTCAACCCCTGGATCGGCTGTACCAAGATTAGCCCGGCCTGCGACCACTGCTACGCCGAAGCGCAGATGGATACGCGCATGGGGCGCGTCGAGTGGGGCGCCGGCAAGGCGCGGTCGCGCACGTCGGCCGCGTATTGGAAGCAGCCGATGCGGTGGAATGCAAAGTCATTTCGCCAGTGCAAAGAGTGCGGCTGGCGTGGTGACGACGCGGCGCGCGGACATATGGCTTTTGACACGGAAAGCGACACGGCGCCACTCAAAGGGTGGCCGCTTCCGCTGGCCCTGCCCGCACCGATCGACGACTTCTGTCGCGCGCTGGCGCAGCCGTGCCCTAACTGTGGCGCACCGAACTCTCAGATCGTCATCAAGAACGAGGCCTGACCATGATCCGCTTCACCCCCGCAACCAACCACATCACCCCCGGCGCCCTGCTCTGGACTGACGCCGAGGCCCTGGACGTCGCCGACGACGATCCGCGCGTGAACGACGGGCGCATGGCTGTGCGTGTGCTATCTGTCCTAACCGGCGGCCGCGTGCTGGTGTCGTCGATGCCCGGCATGCCGCTCACGCGCGCGCCGCTGGCGACTGTTCCACCCAGCAAGCTCTGGATCCAGACCGGCCTGGCCGACGACCCGACGCGCCCGAACGCCATCCAGGAGCACCCGGACAAGGCGCCCACGCAGATGGTGTTCCCGGCCGGTATTGATATGTCGAAGGTCGGCACACCCGGGGCGCCTGCCGCTGTTCTCGCTCGCCCCGCCATCGTGCACGCTGATTCCGAGACGTGGCAGCTCGAATGCCCCACGTGCCCGCTGTCCGTCGACGGCCCGCCGATGATCTGCGCCTGGGGCGTTCGCACACCGGGCGGCGGCTTCATGATGAAGGCCAGTTGCCCGCACAACCACGGTCTGCGCCAGGACCACGCCAAGCGCGTCACCACTGGATGCGCATACAGTGGCCTAGGCGATTCCAATGGTTAGGCTGCGCTGGCTGGTCCGCGAGGTGCCACGCGGCGACGGAACATCCGAAACAGTGCGCGTCCTGCAGTACGCCGAAGAGTATTGCGAGTTCGTGGATAACGCGAAGATCTACCTACTAAAGTGGCACGATGTTCCGGAGGTAAGGGAGCCATGACCACAATCACCCCTGAGTTTCTTGCCACTCTCACGCGCTTGGCGCGCAGCTACGGCTGGCTTGGCGACCACATCGCGACGTGTGACTTTGTTGCATGGTGTTACGAAGAGGCTGGCGCCCCGCGTCCTACGGATGACCTGCTGGCGCCGTTTCTCGACGGTGAAGACGAATGACCACCCTCGGCCCCAGCAAAGCCCACATCCCCCGCTCCGGCGCCGGCCTGCGCTGGCTCAAGATCCGGCAGCCGCGGGTATCGGACAAGGCTCCGCTCACCGTTTACTACTCGATCTGGCGCACCGACGGCACGCGGCACCTGTGCGGTGTGCAAGTCACCGTGCGCGACGACAACCGCCAGGCTGCCGCGCGCGCCGTCCGCGACGCTCGGCGCCGTGTCTGGTCCTGGGAAGATCGCGAAGCCAAGCGCGCGGCGGAATCGCGCACCCGCGCCACAGAGGCGCGCGCTGTGGCACGGAGGGCGCTGGGGTGACGATCTCAGGAAGGTACGTAAAGACATTTGCGGAAGCGTCGCACGCGCTACCGCAGGGCATGCACATGAACGCCGATTATCCTTTCATGCTGCCGCGCGTAGTTCGGCTCGAAGGGAGCACCGTGGTGCTGAAGGACCGACTGGAAGGGTCATTCGCAATTCGCCGGTGTGGCGATCAAGAGCATTGCATCATCAGCCAAAGCAGCTCCTTCGAAGAGCTGTTTTCGCGCAAGCCCACAAAGTTCAAGGCGCTTCCGTTTAAGGATGATGCGTCCCCAGCCATTGGCAAGCCTGCGCAATGATCGACCCCGCATACCTAAACGCCTACCTCGACCGCCTGCAGGCGCACGACTGGCATTACGAGCGCTCGGACGACAACAGGGTGTTCAAGGCTGGCCAGGCCGCGCGCCATGCGCTCGAGCGCGAGGCGGATATCGACAGCACCGGCGCGCTGCGCGCTCTGTACCAGGCTGTGCTGCGCTGGAAATTTTCGGCGATCGACCGCATCAGCGTCGAGTTGACGCACCGCGAGCACATTGACCTGCTACTTCGGCGCGCGGTGGCCAACGCCACAGCCCGCCCTGACCCCACCCACCGCCTTGCCGCCTGCGTCCGCAGCCTCGCACACGCTCTCGCGCGCGCCGATCCGGACAACGGTGCCCCTTCGCGCGCCATGAAGCTGTTGCAGGACTTGCAACTACTCGAATCCACGCTGCTGCCGGCGAAGCCCCATGTGGACCCATGACCGCACCGATGTTGGCTACTGGCGCTGCTACTGCTGCAATCGCCGGCTGGAGTGGAACTACTGCAGCCGCTGCGCTCAGTTTATCGTCGACGAGCTGTGGTTCTGACGTGGACCTATCTACCGTGCCCGAAGGATTGCTGATCGAGGAACTGGCGCGCCGCGTCCGGAAGCGAGCGCTGACCAAGCCGGATGGCGTTCCGTACTGCGAAGAGTGCGTGCATTTCCGGTACTTCACCGGCGACAAGTACCTGCCAAAGAACTACAACCCATGCGGGCTCAAGCACCTTCTGGCGTTTCAGAAGCCAGAAGACGACAGCGCCGTTCTGTCCGGCGACTACGGTTACTTCCGCGCCGCGTGCGAGGACCGCGAGGCGCGCCCATGTTGACACCGCGCCCACATCGGCTTGGCGGTGATCAGCAGCTCACCACCTGACACCGCGCCTTCTCATACTGCGCATTCTGTCGACGCTCCGCGTCCCCTGGCTGGTAGTACGAGTGCTCCGTGCTGCGCGCTCGTGGCGCCATCCGCGGCTGAGGCGTCGCGTATCGCCGCGCTCGTGGCTCTTGTGGCACCGGGTGTTCCACGTCCACCCACATCTCATGCGGAACGCCCGTGGCTGGATCAAACACCTGTTTCATTTCCCGCGTGGTGTAGGTCGCGCCCGAAGTCGATGGTGCTGGCCCATCGATCCACATTTCAGTGGGTGCACCCGTAACCGGGTCGAACGCCTGCACCATGCGCCTGACTGGCGTTGGCGGCGGCGGCGCGTACACGTCCATCTGTTCCTGCGCACCGCCCGCGCAGGCGGTCTGCTGGTATGCCACGCTGCCGTCGGCCTGCGTGCATTTCACCACGGTCTGTGCCGGCGCCGTGCCGGCCATCATCATCAGCAGCAACACCATCAGGGTTCGCATCTGGCACCTCGCTGTAAGTGGGGCGCGTTTTGCTACCCCCTTTGCAGCCTATTCCCGCCCGCTTTCCCCGGTCAACCCTCGAATCAGGGGGCGGAAAACAACAAAGCCCGCTTTCGCGGGCTCTGGTGCAGTCTATTCCTCAGCTACGCTTCCGCGCCGGTGCGGGCGCCGTGACCATAACGGGCCTGACCACTCTGGGAGCCTCGGCAACGCCAGTATACGCTACTGCGCCAAACCCAGCTGCCCCTCCAGCCGTGCCCTGATCCGCTTGTCCACGATCACGCCGTTGTCGGCCTGCGCACTGGCCTTGGCGCGCTGCATCAGGCTGCGGCGGATGCTGTCGCCGGTGATCGACAGCTCCGGGTAGGTCTGGCTGAACTTGCGCATCTTGCCGAGCACGGCCTCGCGCGCCTCGACGTCGCCCAGGCGCCATGCCAGCGCGAAGGCATCCATCAGCCGCGCGCGCCGGTTGAGGATGGCCTGCTCGTAGTTCTTCACGTCGCGCGCGGTGTCGTAGGCGTTGGCCACCGACGCCGGCGCGAAGCCCGCAATCTGCGCCAGGCTCTCGAACACGTTGAGATCTTCGACGATCGCATCGCCGCGCAAGTTGTTCACGCCTTCATCGAGATACCGCAGGCTCTTCATCGCGTCCTTGATCGCCTTGGGCATCATGGTTTCAACGCCACGCCACACCTGCCCCTCGCCCATCAGCTGCTGGCCGCGGAAGAAGTTGGTGATCAGCCCGCCCATGGGGCCAGCGGCCTGCTCGAACAGATAGTTCGACCACGCGCGGCCTTCCAGCTCCCGATCGGGCTCGCGGAACCACAGATCGCCCATGCTCACGCGGTTGGAGATCCCCACGCCGGTGGCGGCCTGCACCGGCCCGCGCAACACGGCTTCGGCGCCCGTCTCGCCCAGCATCTCGCGTAGGAACGCCCTGAACTCGGTTTCCCAGTCCCACGGCTCGTCGTCGTCGCCGAATGCCGCAGCCACCGCGTTCAACACCGCGCCCACGGTGCCGATGATCGGCAAGCCCAGTGTGCCGGAGAAGATCGCGGTCATGCCCAGGATGCCGGCGACCTTGCGGCGCGCCTCGCGCAGCTCGGCCTTGTCGGTCTTGCCACCCAGTGCGCCGCCCAGCAGGTCCGATTTCCACAGGTTGCGGCCGATCAGCCACGTCATGCCCAGGCTGTACTGCCGGAACATCAGCAGCACCTTGGCCGTACCGGACTGCATGAAGCGCGCGCGGTTGGCGTTGCTGTAGTCCAGGTGCGCTTCATAGGTCTGCTGCTCGGCGAGGTTCATTGCCTCTTCGTGTCCAATCCCCGCTTCCCGCTGCATGCGGTAGGAGGCCATGGTGGTTGCCTCTCGGTTCACCACTTCGGCCTTGTGGAACATATGACTGATGATCGTCATCGTCTTGTGCCACTTCGGGCTGTACGCAAACGAGTCGCTTTCTGCGATGCCGGCGAGGTTGTGTACCTGCGACCGGTCCAGAACTCCGCGGCGCTCGAACTCCTTGTGCGCTGCGATTTCATCCTCGTTGGTGAGCACCTTCTCCATGTGCCCGTAGCTGCCGGCCGACTCCTTGAACGCGCGCCACAGGTGTTTGCTGGCGGATGCCCAGTTGCCGGTGGCGGCCAGTATCGGCAGCGCCACCATGGGCGTTGCCAGCAGGTTGACCAGCGCCGATGCGGGCGTCAGGCCCAGGTAGTAGACGAATCCAAGGCTGCTGATCTTGTTCAACAGCGCGTTGTCCTGCGGGTTCATCACCCACTCGTGGCGCTTTTTCAGCTCGTTGACGATGTGGCCGGCGGCAACTGCTTCCTCGTGCGCCTCGTCCGACATGGCCTTGGATTCCTTCTCGGCCTCTACGCGCAGCGCTTCCAGTTCATGCGAGTAGCGAAGGCGGGCAATCTGGAATGATCCATGGAAGATGTGCGCAGCCAAGGCGCGCGGCGCGTCCTCGCTGTAACCCCGCGTGCCCTTTCGGTGAATGAAGGCCTTGCGCATGGACAGGTCGGGCAGCGCAGCAAGGTACAGCTGGAACGCCTCGTCGCGGATCTTATCCGGTGCGCCGCTCTTGACCAGCATGTCGTCGATGTCAGCCATGAACGTGGCGCTGGCGCCATCCTGCGCCCTGACAGTGTCCAGCTTCACGCCTTTGCCGATCTTGGTGAAGCCCCTCGCCGTCAGATCGCGGATTACCTCATCCTGCGCGGTCGGGCTTTCCTGCATGTAGAACTCGCGTTTGCCCTTGTCGTTGGTGCCGCTCACCCAGTAGTTGCCCCAGCGGGCCAGCGGAACGTAAAACGGCACGCGGGAAGACTCGAACTTCATGCGCATGCGCGCGATCTGCTCGGCCTTCTTGGACTTGTCCAGGTTCAGCGAATCGATGCGACTGAGCAAGGCCTCAAGGTATTTGTTCGACTGCGTGCGGTAGGCATCGCGCATCTGCCCCCACAGCTTCTTGCCATCATCCGACAGCGCGTTGAAGCGCGGCACCATGTCCATGTGCGACTTGATGCGCTTGCGCTCTTGCGCGCGGAGCTTCCTCGCCTCCTTTTCGCGGTTCATGTAGGCCACGGCGCTGCCGGGGTTCAGCTTCATCTGCTTGCGCATGACCTTGATGAACGCCTTGACGCTGGCTTCCGTCACCGGCACGTTGGTCTTGTAGTCCTCCGACACCATCATCAGCGGCTCGTGGAACTGGCCGCGCTTGATCGTCGCGCCAGCATCTTTCAGCTTTTCAATCTGCTTTGGCGTTGCGTCGTCGATGAACTTGAGCGTGCCGTCCGGCATCTCCGCCACCTGTCGCTGCGACGGGTCGACGCCTTCAAGCGTCGCGTCGTGCAGCATGGAAAACATCTCGCGCGCCTCTGCCGAGTTCTTGGCCTGGTAGTCCATGGACGCCTTCACCACGTCCTGCCCGAGTTCCTGCAGCTCCTTGCGCATGGTGTCCATCAGCTGCACCACACCCGAGTACCGCGCCACAGACGGCAGGATCTTCTCTGCCACCTCACCCAGCATGCGCAAGGTCAGCGCCCCCAGCGCGGCGGGCCGCATAGCCGACAGGCGATTCTTGATCCAGTCGAGTACAGACGGGTCGCCATGGGGGTTCATCTGGGTACCGAGGCGGTCGACGAGGGTGCCGGCCTTGGCAAACGCAGCCTTGTCGTCGGGCGCTGGCTGCGCCTTGGCGAAGTTTGCGGCCAGCGGCTCGCCAGTCGTCTGGTCGATGACCTTGGAAACGGTGTCTGGGTTGACAGCGTAAATGCCTTGCAGGACACTGCGAATGGCTCCAGCGTCCGTCCCGGCGAGCTTCCCAGCTTCGGCTGCAACAGCACCGGTCTTGAATACGGATTGCTGGAGCTTTTCTTTTACTGCCACCTCGTGCACGTACATGCGGCGCGTGTTTTCGTCCGCCTTCACCAGTACGTCAGCAACGAACTCTTGCCCTCCGATCGAGATTGGAGCGGCTACGTGGTAGACCATACCGACGTTGCTTCCTCGCATCTGCTCACGATGCACGATCTTGCCTAAGCGCAACACGTCAGGCACCGCGGCGAACGCGGCCACCTTGTCGCGCCCGATCCCATGAGACATGCTGTTTTTGACGGCCTGAACGTCAAGCGCAACAGCACCGATGCCGTCGACCTCCACGCTGGCCACTTTCTGCTTTGCGTACCACTCTGGCACTTTCGTTGTCAGCGGAACACCATCCGGCTTGAACTCGTCGCCGGTCAGTTCCGACACTGGTGCACCATCCAAGAACGCCCGGTGCGCCGTAGCTTCCCAATCCCCAAACCATGCCTTAAACGCTGGCGTGCGCACCTGCACCCACTGCACGTAGTTCAGCTTGGTGCGGCCTGAGTCCTTGGCGCGTTGCCATGCCTGCTCGCCACCGTAGGCGCGCGCCGTGGCGTCGAACTGCGCTTTCAGCTCCGGCGTTTCGTCATCCTTCCCAAAGCTGTACCGCTGCACCGCTTCCCGCATACTCATCTGCTTGGGTTCCACCTTGGCCCCAAGCACGTCATCCACCACCGCAGCCCGGTACGCGCGCCCTTCCAGCTTCTGGCCCGCCTCCCACAGCATTTGCCGCAGCTCTCCCTGGCTCATGTCCATGGCGAAGCCCAGTCGGCGCAGCCACGCGCGCACGCTGTTGACGGCGCGCTGCAGGATGCTCGTCTGGATGTTGCGCTCGGCAAACACCGCGATCGCCTCAGCCGCGAACGTCGCATCGTCCAGCGGCCGGAAAGTGCCGTCGGCGTTGCGCTCGTAGCGCCTGCTCACCTCGGCGAACACCTCGGGCCACTTGCCATTGTCGCGCAGGCGCAGGATGGCATCGCGCAGCTCCGGCCAGCGCTTGCCCAGCAGCTGTTCCATGCTCATGTGGCCCACCAGCTCGTGCGCCACCAGCTTCATGGCTGCCCGCGGGCTGGCGATGCGGCTGGCCACGAAGTACACCGTCTTGCGATCGCCGGTGATGGCGGCCTGCACGGTGTCGTCATAGTCGTCTTGTGCGGTGATCTCGGCCGGCAGGTCAGAGCCGTTGGCCACCACCTCGATGTTCACGCCCAGCAACGCCATGGCTTGCTTCGCCGTGGCCAGCAGGCGCGTCAGGTTCTTTTCCGGCATCCCGCGCGCGCCGGGCGCATTGGGCTTGTCGGCCTTGGCGAAGCTGGCGCGGTTGCCACCATCGAGCTTCGCGATAGCCGCGTCGAGCTTGTCCTTCGGGAAAGCTCTCTGCTCAAGCGCGGTTTTGATTGTGGCGCGGTTCTCGACGATGGCCTTGTTTGCCGCCTCGATGGCTGCCTTGCGCGTCTTGCCGAGCCCAACACGCAGGCCGGTCGTAGCCTCCATGATCTCGAACTGCCCGCTATCTCTGCCAAGGCCTGGGGCGATGTAGAACTCACCATCGGGCATTTCAGACAATTCGATCTTCTTGGCGTTCTGCTCGTGCTCGATCTCGCCGCCCAGGTTGCGGAAGTACGGCCGGCTACTGACCATGGTGCGCGCTGGCGTCGACTCGATACCAGCGGCAGGCTGCCCCGGTGGCGCTGGCTCAGCATTGGAAACATTCGTCTGGACCACAGTCTCCAGGGTCGGGCCCGTGCCGTCCTTCGGCGCCTCGTCCTTCTTGGCGTGCACGATTGGCGCCTTGAACTCGCGCGCCTCGTACAGCGGCATGCCTTGGGCGTCCTTGACGTCAAGGTACGGGATTACGACCTCCCCGCCCTTCGCGTCTTGCGCGATGACAAACCACCCGGCGCCGTTCCAGCGATGGCCGGTCACGACGAATGCCGTGCCGTTCCAACGCACCTCGGTATCGATCGCCGCGCCGTTACGCAGCCACGCCGGTGGCGGCACCGGGTTCAGCTGGATGTCTTTTTCCAGGTTAAGCAACTGCTGCTCGGCGCGCTTGAGTTGATCGGCGCGCTGGAACTTCTGCCCCGCCACTTCGTCAAGCCGCTGGATTGTTTCGAGAGCCGGTTGAATCCGCGCACGCAGCTTGTCGACTGTCGTCGTGTAGGCCCGCAGTGACGACTCCAGGCTTGCCACCGATGCGGCGCCCGTCGCGACTTCCTCTCCAGCAACCACTGCGACGAAGACCGGGGCCTCATAGAAGCGCGGCCACGCCACATGCAGCGGCAGGCCACCGTATGAGCCGATGCGCATTGGATCGGCGCCGGTCCTCATATTGGCGCCGATGAACTTGCCGATCGCCTCGTTCGCCGCCTTACGCTCGGAAAACTCCACGCCGTCGACTGTCATTCTGAACTTGTCGCCGGCATGGTCAGACACTGCCTTGGCGGCCTTTTGTTCGGCGCCGGACTGCTCGATGCGATCGATCTCGGCACGCTGACGCACAAGGCCGTCGCGAGCGTTGCGGGCAGTGCTCTTGGCATCCGCCACGCCTTGCGTGTGCAGGCGCTCGCGCTTTTGCAGCTGCTCGACTTGCGCGACAAGCTTCTGTCGAACCAGTACGCGCGGATCTCCAGCGGCCTCGGCAAACGTGCTGATGATGTCGCTCTCTTCATCAGACGCCGCGTCGCCTTCGATCACGCGCGTTTCGCCATCGGCTTTAAGGAAGTCCGTGATGAACTTCTGTTTGATAGCCAGTACCTGCCAGCGCCGCCCGTCGATGCGGTCGGTGATGTACCGATACTCCATAACCGTGTTCCACTGGTTGCCCTGGCGGTGCCCGCGGCCATTGCGTTGCTCCAGGTCGCCCGGCATCCATGGCGCGTCCAGGTGGTGCATGGCGCGCAAGTTGCGCTGCATGTTGACACCCACGCCAAGCGATTGGGTGGATCCGATGACGATGCGGATGGTGCCGGCGTTCATCGCGTCGGCCACTTCCTTGCGCCGGTCCTTGCTGGTCGACCCATCCACAATCTCAATCTCAGATCGCGGGATGCCCTGCTGCACCAGGCGCTCAACCATGTCCCTGATTGGCGAGAACACCTTGACCTGCCGGCGCAGAGTTACGCCGTCCGCGTCCTTGATTGCGCCGCCAGTGGCATCGCGAAGCGCTCGGTTGGCGGTAGTCCCAAGCCCGGTGTTGGTGAACACGACCTGCGTGGCCCGCGTGTCGCTGCGGTAGATCTCCAGCAGGTTGCGGATGGCGCGCGATACCTTGCTGTCCGGGTGATCCGGGACGTTGCCCTCCTTGCCTGCCAGCGCCTCATCGTCTTCCATGCGGGCGTCGAAGCTCGCGCGCGCCGCCAACTGCTCGTAGACGATCGGGACAACCGGCAGTCCGGCCGACATAGCGTCACGACGCGCCTTGCCGCCCATGTTCCGCCACTCATTGGCAAGGCTCTGCACTTCCTCGAAGATCCGCATCTGATCCGGCGTTGGGTCCGCCGTCTCGTTGACCACCTTCTTGTATGGCCTGTCCTTGGCGCCCTCGGTGCGTCCGTTCAGTAACTCGGCGCGCTCCTGCTCGGTCAGGCTTTGATCCGCCAGCAGCTTGCCGGATGCGGTTCGACGCGGCTGCATTTCCGGCATGTCATCCGAGAACACCACGTCCATGTATTGCCCGACCATCTTGCGCAGCTCGGGCACGTTGACGAACCCGCGCAGCCTGTTGACCGCCTCATAGTCGCCGGCCGCGGTGAGCTCCACGTCCTGCACTTCTTTGGCAAACGATCCAAACCACCCGTCCCACTGGTCAACGCCCACCGCGGCCATTTCGTCGGCCATGATGTAGCGCATCTGGTGGAAGATCTCGGTCAGGGTGTTGGTGATCGGCGTACCGGTGAACAGGTGGATGTTGCCGCCGTTGTTCTGCTCGCGGACATAGCGTGTCAGGAAACTCAGCTGGATCGAGCCCAGGGACGATTGGGTCTGCAGCCCCTTCATTTTCATGCGCGTGGCGATCGGCGGCTTCTTGAACTCGTGCGCCTCGTCGACCAGCACCATGTCGATGCCCAAATCCTCGAATGGCACAGCGCCTTCGCGCGAGGATTGCTGCGCTTGCTTCTTGATCGTCTCGATGATGCGCGCCCTGGCCTTCACCAGCTCCTTGGCGGTTGGCGATCGAAGCTTCTTCAGTTCGTCCGGGTCGCTGAGCATGGCGTCCGTGAAATTCTGGCCATCGTCGCTCGCCGCCAGACGGGCCTCCGCTTCAAGCGCCTCGATCTCCTCACGGGCCATGGCCATGAGGGTTTCTTCGCGGAAGGACAGCCGCTCAATCAGCGAGTGCGGCAGCACAATCAGATCCCAGTCGTCATTGGCGATCTGCCGCAGGCGCACGTCGATGGCCTTGGGCGACAGGTTGTCGATGTAGAGCACCTTCGCCGCGGGGTACATCATCTGGATCTCAGATGCGACCGACTTGCTGTTGGCGTTGTGCGCCAGAAGTACAGGCTTCTTGGCGATACCGTACCTGCGCGACTCGACTGCAATGCCGCCCATGGTGAAGGTCTTTCCGGTTCCGACCTCGTGGGCGTTCAGGGACCGGCGCATGACCAGCGCGCGCCAGATGGCGTTGACCTGGTGCTGGCGCAGGTCGAAGGGACCGCGGCCGACGCTCAACGCCATGCCGTCGAAGTTGAGGAACGACCCATCGAATGATGGCGAGGCGTAAGCGTTGCGCACCTCGTTGTATTCCCGCTCGATCTCGATCCTGCGCTCGGCGTCCGACCACAGCCAGTCGCCGAACTTTTCCCGCATATCGGCAATCTTGGCGTTGATTTCGTCCGTTGCAGCTTGGTCGACAAACTCGCGCCCGTCCCGGTCCCTCTCTTTGATCACAACCGTCTGGTTGCTGATGGCCGCGTTGACCAACTTTCCAAAGCGGTAGTACCTGGTTCCGAATCCGGTCTGTGCTTCCGTGGAACGCTGCAGGCTGGAATCGACCGTCACCTTCCAGCGCCCCATGGTGTAATTGGCGGAGATCCCGTCCGTGTCGCTGCGGTTGAGCATGTGCGCGACGAACTGCTCGTAGGCGCGCGTCGGAACCCAGGTGGCGCCCATCTGCACTTCGATGTTGAAGTACGGAATGTCTGCCGGCTGCACTTTCTCCAGCGCCGCCACGTTGCGCTGCATGGCGTCGTTGCCATCGGCCAGCGCCACCTTGGCCTGGCGCAGCTTCTCGCGCACGTTGCCGGACAGGTACATATCGGACGGCACGATGTCGCCGCCCGGTGTCTCGAACACGGCCCCGCTTTCCACGAGCTCGGCTCGTACCTTGTCTGCCGGCTGCTTGGCAATCTCGGCGATGTCCTCCAGCGACGGGTTCACATTGCCATTGCGCGCCAACACAAAGGCATCGCGAATCGAAGGGTTCGTGATCCGCTTCGCTGACCGGATCGTGCTCTGCGAGAGGATTGCGGCCGGGCGGTAGGTCTTGCCGTCCTTTGTTTCCAGCGCCGCAAGGGCGTAATAGAAGGGGTCGTCGATCCTCTCCAGGTAGCCAAGGCCGAAGCTTTCACTCATCGGGCCATATGCCTTGACGAAAGCCTCGTACCGCTCCCGCAGCTGCGTGCGGATCGGCTCCGGCGCCGCGCCTGACGTTCCTCGCTCGGCCTCGATCAGTTGGCCGTAGGACTTGCGCATGTCGATCAGCGCATTGAGTTGCGCCTCGCGCGCGGCGGTGTCCTTCTGGCTCTTGACCTGGTACTTGAGCACCTCATGGGCTGGCGCCAGGTGCTCCCCGCGGACGACGAACAGCCCGGCGTCTGTGCGCGTCAGCGCGCCCTCGCGGTCGCTGGTGTGGTTGGCGATGTAGCTGACTGCATCGGGTCGAGTGGCAGCGAGGTACGCGCCCTCCGGGATCATCGACACGATGCGGTCGAGCTGCGCCTGCATGTTTTCCGGCCGGTGCACTATCAGCCCGGGCCGGAACGTCGTTGTCCCGTGTCCGTAGTCGATCGTTCCGACCACGTTCTGCGGGTTCTGTTGGTAGTAGGCGTTGACGCGGACCTTTTCTCCGGCCGGCGTGTCCATTTCCACCGTATCAACCCACGCTTCGCCGTCCACGTTCGACGCGGGCTCGGGTCGCTTGCGCAACACGATGATGTCAGTGACCACCTTCGTGCCCGCGTAGTCCTCGAAGGCACCGGACGGCAGGCGGAAAGATGCCAACAGCTCGGCCTTCTTCGCCAGCTCACGGCGCACCACGGTGCCCTTCTTGTCCATGGACCCAGCGGACGTAATGCCGATCACAATGCCGCCCGGCCGCACCTGGTCGAGCGTCTTCAGGAAGAAGTAATCGTGCAGCATCGGGTTCAAGCGGTTGTAGCGACGATCGGCGACCGGGGTGTTCTCGAACGGCCAGTTGCCGATCACCAGGTCATAGAAGTCGTCTGGCGTCTTTGAGTCCTGGTATCCCATGACCTTGATTGCAGCGTCAGGGTAGAGCATCTGAGCCATACCGCCAGTCACCGGGTCAAGCTCGATGCCAGCGAGCTTGCTTCGCTCTTTCAGGTCCAGCGGCATCATTCCAAAGAAGTTGCCGATGCCCATTCCAGGCTCCAGCACGCGCCCGCCCTTGAACCCCATGCGCCGCACCATCTCCCACATCGCCATGACGGTTGGCGGGTCGGTGTAGTGCGCGTTGGTGATCGAGCGCTGCAGGCCTTCCCAGTCCGACTTGCCCAGGTGATCGCGCAACCACTGGTCGCGCTGCTCCCATCCCTGCTTTGGCTGCGGGTGCGCCCAGCTTCCCTGAAACAGATCCTGACCAAACGAGCCCCAGCCGGTGTATCCGGCCAAGACTTCCTGTTCCTCGCGGGTTGGCCGGCGGCCTTCGTCGCGCAGCGCGACGAACAGCTCGATAGCAGCCTTGTTCTTGTTGAATCGAGCCACTTGCCCGCCGCCGACGACTTCAAGCGGGTTTGCAATGTGGAAGTTGCCCGGCCCGGGGTTTGCCGGGCTGACGCTCTCGGGCGCAGTTACGCTTGGTCGACCTGTTCCTCTTGCGTCTCCGGCTCCAGCATCAGGTGGTTTCTTTCCGCCTGCTCCCTTGCGTCCGGGGCGGGCATTCCCGCTTCCCTGAGGCTCTTGCTTTCCTTCCACATCCGTTGCTGAACCACGAATGCCAACGGAACCGCCAGATTCGCTCGCTCCAGTCGCCTCCACATTTTCGGGCTGTGCAGGCGCCACGTTTCCAGTATCCGGCGGTGCATTTCCAGGTTGTGAAGCACGCTCTCGTCGTCCTTCAGCGACTGGTACTCCTTCCGGATCGCCGCCGCGAACGCTGGGCTCAACTGGCTTTGGTGCTGCATCGGTGCTGTCCTCCGTGACTGAATCTTGCTCCGGTTCCGGGGTGCTGTCCACCACCGCGCTTTCCACGCTGGCCGCGCTGTCCATGCCGTCAAAGCCAGCGGCGCGCGGGTCGTACTTCACCCCCATGTACCAGCTCTTGAGGTACGGCTTTACCGCGTCGCCCAGGTCTTCGACCATGGCCTTTGCGTAGGCTGCGAACGTGCGCGCGCCGCGCTCGATGTGGTACATGCCAAGCGTGATGCCGTCGAGCATCATTTCCGGGTCGATGCCGCTGTTCAGTCGGGTGAACTTGGCTTTCAGGCGCGCGCGCGCAGCCTCGGCGTCGGCGTCGGTAACGATGGTGTTGGCGGATGGCGCAGGCTTGGCCTTGGGTTGCTCGGTAGGCGCGGCGGCTTTGGCTGCAGCAGCAGATTCCTCTGCCGTCATGAACTCTCGCTGCAGAACACCACGGTCGATCTGCATGCCCTGGCGTGTCGGCCGCATGCTGACCGTCTCGAAGATTCGAACACCGCCCTGCGCATACCACCTCACGCCGCGCTCGTCCTCGCGGATCATCACGCCATCAGCGCGGCGTCCGACGATGCCCTTTTCTGGCTTTGCTGGCGCTGGCGTGCCGTCTACCTGCGGATCTATCCCGCCATTGGCGATGATCGCGCGTACATCTGCCGCCAGCTTTGCACGCTGCGGCTCTTTCATGTACTGCCATGAGACTGGGTTTCCAGCTGTGCGCGACGCAATGCCGTGCTCTTGCTGCAGCCTGAGCTTGTGGGTAGAAACGATCTGATCCCACTCGGATTCTTGTAGGGCCTGTTGTGCCGGCGCAGGCGCATCTTCTGGCTTCGGTAGCGGGGATTCATCCCATACCTTCGCGCGAAGCTGCCGCAACTCCCGCTCAATCTCCGCCTCTGCTTTTGCGTCCCCGCGATTGCGGGCCTCACGCAACCGGCGCTTGGCGGCAGGGATTGCAGCGGTCGCCTGATCGCCTACGGTAAGCGGCGCCTCTGGCTTTGCTGGTGCAGCAGCCGCCGCACGCTCCCTCTCAATCGCCGCCTGCACATCCGCCGTCTGCACAATCCCCGGCTTCAAGTTGTAGGTCACGCCATCAAGGTTCTTCGCCTCGGACCGGATCTCGTTGACGATCTCCGTCGCCCGCTTCTTTGTCACCTTCAGCTGGCGCTGCACCTCGGCGACAGCATCTGCCCGCGGCATGCGTTGGCGCGCCATGGTGCCGCTGGGCTTTGCCGGTTCTGCTGCCGGTTCCACCTTCGCCGCTTTCAGTGCCCGCGCCAGATCCGCCGGATTTACGTCGCTTCCCGCTGCGGGCTCCGCGCTGCCGAGCACATCCTCCACCACGCCCGACCGGAACCGCTTGCCCTTCACCATGCGCCCGGCTTCCCACACCAGTTGGCGCAGTTCGTCCTGGCTGATCTCGATCTCTTGGTTGGGGAACGTGCGGCGCAGCCATCCGCGCGCGGCGACCATGGCCGCCTGCAGGATGTTGGTCTTGACGTTGCGCTCGGCGAACACGGCGATGGCCTCGGCCGCGAACGTGTCGTCGTCCATGCCGCGCGCGGTACCGTCCGGGTTGCTGGCGTAGCGGGCGCGCACCTCGTCGAACAGTTCGGGCCACTTGCCGGCGTCGCGCAGGCGCAGCACCGCGGCGCGCAGTTCTGCCCAGCGGCCGCCGAGCAAGCGCTCCATGCCAATGTGGCCCACCAGCTCGTGCGCGGCCACGCGCCCGGCTTCTTCGATGGTCTTGATCTTGTCGGCAAAGAAGTACACGTGCTGCCGATCGCCACTGACCGAAGCGCGCGACTTCTTGTTGCCCATGCCACGCTTCATCGCCTCGCGGCGCGCGTCCTCTGCCGCATCGCCGGTGCTCTCGCCCAGCTGCGCGGTCGTGATGACGTGGATCTGCACGCCGTCCTTGCGCAGCGCTTCGGCTGCAGGCTTCAGGAACGCTTCGAGCGCGGCCGTCGAAAGCCCGGCGGCCGGCTTCTCACTCAGCAGCGCTTCCGGCTTGGCTTCTGCGGCTGCTTGCTCGGTGCGTGGGGCTTCTTGCTTGGCATTGGTGGTCTCCTGTGCGGCGGGTTGTGCTTGCGTCAATGCCGCTCTGGCAGCCTTGGCGCGCTCAACTGCGCGCTTGGTAGCCGGCAATAGCGCTTGGCGGAGTGCCAGTTTTGCTGCTTCGCGTTCTTCCTGCGTATCCGCAAGAGCAATGTCGGATTCGGCAACAGTTGCCGCTTTGCGCTCTTCTTTGGTTGGGTCCAGCCGCAAGTAATGTTTCTTGTCGGTTGACTTAACTGCCGTCGCCGTCCAGACAGTCTTCCCGTCGGCCATCTCGCTGTTGATAGTCGGAAGTTGCCCGCTCTCCAGGTGCGCTGACAGTTCCGGCATCGCAACTTGTTGCTCGTTGTCGGCGCGCTCGCGTTCTTGCTGCTCGTTTTCTGCCGCAACCGTCCCAACCGTCAAGGATTCTTTGACAGTTGCGGTCTTGGCTGCCGCAAGGTCTTTCTTCAAGGAATCCAGAAGCGCCGTAGCTTCGCGCTTCCTGCTTTCGAGCGCCGCCTTGATGTCCGCGTACTTCGGCGAGTTCTGCGGAACACCCGGAGTGACACTCATCCCAGCAACCGCGCGCTCGGCGCGGCTGACTGCGTATTCAGCCAGGTCCACCCTACCGTTTGACAGCGCAACATCAAGAACGACGCGGGCCGCATCAGGATCAAGAACACTAGCGTTTACAGCGTCCTCAACCGCATCCTTCAACGGATCTCGCGCGTGCTTTGTCTTGTTGAGGTAAGCGTCATCCCTCTCGTTCGTGTAGGCGTCGCGCTCCTGACGAAGCGCGTCTTCCAGCCCGGGGTCTGGCGCAGTCGTCAAGGATTCGTTGACAACTGCCCGCGGCGTGCGCACCACAAACCCGCCATCCACCTCGAACACTCGCCCGCCCGGCGTCCGCTTGGCCGTCGACTCCGCCGCGCTGCGGATGCTGAACGCGCCACCGCTCGGTGGCGTGATGTCGTCCTCGGTGACGTCGGGGCTGTCGTCGTACTGGTCGACCATTTTGCTGGGTTCAGCAAATTGGTCCTGGGTGTCCACGTTCTGGACACCCTGCGCGATGGGGTCCAGATTCTGGACGGCATCTGCTGTCGGCGCGGTCAGCGGCTCACCACGCTTGCGCTTCTGCGCCAGCGCCATGCGCATTTCATCGATGCGCTTCGGCGTTACGTTGAGCTTCTTGGCCAGCGCGTGCATGCGCATGCCGTCCATTGGCTTGCCGGCGTCGATCTCGGCAGCGACCACGGCTTGAATGTCCACGTCCTGCGCTGGCGCGGTCTTCTCCGCCTGCACGCGGTCCTTTTCAGCCTGGCGCGCTGCTTTGTCAGCTTCCTTGGCCGCTTTCTCCGCCAGCTTCTGTTGCTGCTGCTGCACCTTGTCGGCCTCGGCCTGGGCGGTAACAGCGGCCTGCGCCTGCTGATCCTGTGCAGCCTGAGCGCTTTGCTGTTCGGCGAGCGCGGCCGCACCGGTGTCGAACGCAACTGCTGCAGCCTTCGACGTAGCGCCGGTGGCCGGGTCCGGACGCTGGGCGCGCGTGAGCGCTGCGGCTTGCCGCTCGCGCATCTTCGCTTCGAACTCCGGCGTCATCGGCGGGCGCGACAGTGGCGACGGCGTCTGCGCTACTTCCGGCTGCTGGCCCTGCGCCGCTGCGGCCGCCTCAATGGCTGCCGCTGGCTTGCCACCACGCACAGCCTCTTCGAGCGCCTTCTGCTCCGCGTCTCGCTGCACCTTGCGATCGAGCCGCGCTTTTTCGTCCGGGTCGAGCACGTCACCGGTGATCGGATTCACCAGCAGCTTGCGCGCCTTTTTCCCGTTCGACGGCCCCACGATGCCGGCAGCGTGCAGCTGATCCAGCAGCGTCTGCATCTGGTTTTCCTTGATGCCCAGGTCTGCCCGCAATTGCTTGCGGTTGACCTTGCCAGCGGCCGCCAACAGTTCCTTGGCTTTCTCGAACACTGGATCAGCCGCCGGCGGCGCTGCGACAGCCTGCCCCGCCGTGTCCGCGATCAATGGCGGCAAGGCGTCCGTCGGCGTCTGTGCGGTATCAGCCGCAGTGGTAGCCGGCGGAGTGGCCAGCGGCGGCGCACCGGGCACGGTCGCAGCCGCGCGCGTCATCGGTCCTACGGGCGGCGTGGCCAGCGGGCTCGGCGCCGGCGGCACTGCCTGGCTGGCGTTCACCTCGGGCGTCATCGGCGGCAGCGGCGTCTCCGGCGGCGGTGGCGCTGCCGGATCTTGCTGGCGTCGAAACCCACCACCCGCACCAGCCACACCACCACCCAGCGCACCGGCGGCGATGTTCTCGATGTAGTCGCGGTACGCGGCGTCGCCGGTCAGTGCCTGATTGGCGCCTGCGCGCTCCAGCACGGCCTGCACACCTTCGGTAGCGCCTTCTGACACAGCGCCAATGCCCGCGCCCTTGGCCATTCTGCTCAGCATCTTCGGGCTGTCCGACACACCGCGCATCAGTCGGCTGCCGGTGAGCGCTTCGGCGGCCGTATCAACCAGACCAGCCGGGATGCCGTACCCGATCGCCCGCAGCGCGTCGGTCTGGGTCAGCTGCTCGCCAGATTGCTTCGCATCCTCTGCCCTGCCGGTGTATCCGGTGCCGATCTCCTGCCCCACGTTGAGCCCGGTACCGGCGATGGCTGCGCCGCCCAAGCGGCGGAGCGCGGTCTTTTCGGCGACATCCTTGGCGACACCCTTGGCCACCATGCGGCCGACAGCATCCGTCACCATTTCCTTGGCGCCGGCCTTGAACAGTAATCCACCCACGCCACCAGCCACGGTACCCGCACCAGGCACAGCCGAGCCCACCAGCGCACCCGCACCAGCAGCAGCAACCGACTGCAGCGCCTGGCCGCCGAAGTTGCCCAACGTGTCGCCCGCCCACTCCTTGAGCGAGCCGTCGCCCGTCACCGCATCGATGAAACCGGTTTTCGCCTGCAGCGGCGCGACTTCGTTCTGCTGGATGCCTTGATACGTGTCCAGCAGCTTGTCGCGCACGCCATCCAGACCCACCGCGCCCGCAGCGGCCGCACCAGCGCCGGCCAACAGCGACTTGGTTTCCGGCAGCGAGCGCTTGAAGCCCTTGGCCACTGCGCCGGTGAAGCTCGGCGGCTCTGCGATTGAAGGCGCGGCGGCTTCCCATTTGAATCCATCGGGCAGCGCCGGGCGCGCTTGTGCCTTCGGTGCCTCATCTGCGGGCGGCGTTTCCCACTTGAACCCAGGGGGCAACTGGATGCTCATTGGGCGGGCGCCTCAGTGATCGTGCCGTCGGCGTTGACCTGGTAGCGCTTGCCGTCAGGCCCGATCGCATAGCCCGCTGGCTGTGCCGACTGTTGGTCGAACCACTTTTCAGTCCCGGTCGTTGGGTCATAGAGCCCCTCGACCTTCTGCATCGTGACGCCACCCATCTTGTCGGTGATTGGCACCTCGCGCTGGATCTTGATCGGCTGACCGGCTTTGGTGCCCTGCAGCGCCGCCAGCGATGCCGTCGCGGCCTTCTTCTGTTCCGGCGTGCCCTGCAGCAGCTGCGTGGTAAGCGCCTGCATCTGCTGCGCCTGCTGCAATTGGAGCTTTTGCGTTTCCGTCTGAGCCTGATTCTGTTCGTTGATCACGGCCTGTGCCTCTTGGTCCATGGCCAGCTTCGCCGCCTCGTTCCCTTGATCAACCGCCTGCTTCTGCCCTGCCAGCCGCTGCGTTCCCATGGCCTGCGACGACGCGGTCGGCGGCGCGACCTGCAACCCGGACTCAACGATGGCCTGTTTGCCTACGGCCTCGGCGCGTTGCATGTCTCCAGAAGCAATCGCCATCCGCCCGCGCGTGCGGGCGTAGTCGGCGGCTTCGCCGGCCCGGTATGCGTTACCTCGGTCTGTCATTGCCTCTACCTGCCGTGCCCGATCCTCTGCGGTGAACCCCCGCGGCGCGCGCGAGAGCGCCGCCACTCCAGCGGTCTGACCGCTCACCATGCCCTGCGCCACGCCAGGCGCCGGAACCACAGACGCCACCGCATTGCCGTTACCCGCGTACAGCTCCAGGCGCCGCGCGTTGTTCGGATCTTTCGCCCACTCGGAATCGAAGGTCTGCACACCGTTGACCATTCGCCCTTTCGCGCGCGTGTCCCAGATCTGCTTGTCGGTCATCGTTTGCGTGGGGCGACTGAGCGCGGGCACTCCAGCAGCGCCCTGGGCAGACGCGTTCAGCGGTGCCTGAACAGGCGCGGGAGGCGTCACGGGCGTGGCCGCAAGCGCGGGCGCTTGCGCCAGCGGCGCGCCAATGATCCCGGCTGGCATTTGACGCGGTGCCGGCGTGCCCTGCGGCATCCCTGGCCCTTGCACTCCCGGCAGTCCAGACGAAAAGCGACGCGGAGCAACGGACAGCTTGGCGGCTGCCGGTGGCACTACACCAGCGACACCGCTGGTTGCCGCCAGCTGCGGATTGTTTTGCGGTAGCGCGCGAGGTGCGATGGCCAGCTTTGCGGCCGGCGGCGGTACCCCCATCTGCATCGTCGCGCCCAGCTGCGAATTGCGCCGCGGAACCAACGCGGGATCGATGTATTTATCGGTGGCCATCGTTTACGCCTCGTGGTTGTAGTTGTGGCTTTCGCTGTAGCTGTTGCTGCTGCTGCCGCTTGCGCTGCCGTTGCCGCTGAGGCTGGCCTGCACGTGCATGGCGCTCATCGCGCCGGCTGCCAGCTGCGAGCCCATGGCGCCCTGCGCTTTCAGTGCTTCCGCCAGGATCTGCGCCTGCTGGAGTAGCCGCGCCTGGCTGTTGTTGTACTGTTCCGATGCAATCTGGATGCCGCCGATCACGTTGCGCAGCCGCGCCTCGATCATCTGCACGCGCAGGTTGCGTTCGGTGCTGTCGCTCTGGAGCTCCGCGGCGTAGCGGCTGAGGTCCGCCCGGAATCCCTCGGCCTTGGCCTGGATCTCCGACACCTCGGCGCGCACGCGGTCGCTCTCGCCACGCACGGCGCTGTCCCACTTCTGCACGCTGGCCAGCAGCGCATCGCGCCGGGCGTTGATCCGGCCCAGCTTGATGTTCTCTGTCGTGCCGAACGCATCCACCGTAGCGGCAAACGCTCGGGCGCCGCTCTCGTACATGCCCGCGCGCGCCGCGGCGGCCCGGGTCTGGCTGTCGTAGGCGTCAAACTCCACCTTGCGCGCGCCGATTCGCTCGGCCCAGGCCTGCACCTCGGTGCGGAAGATGTCGGCCTTGGTCTTCTCAATCTCCGCCTGTGCCTGCGCAGCACTGATGTCAGCGCGGTAGATCTCCACCAGGTTCTTCACCGCGTCGAGCTGCGCGGCATAGGCGCGGATCGCCTGCTCGTTGATCTGACCCTTGAGCGCCTCGGCCTCGATCGCCAGCTTGGCCGCTTCGAGCGGCGCCAGCGCAGCGCGCAACTGCGCTTCGAAGATCTGGATCTTGACCGAGCGCGCCGCCTGCTTGGCGTTGAACAGCGCCACATACACATTGACCAGTGCGATTTCGCTCTGCACGCGCTGCGTCGCGGCATCGAGTGCGCGCTGTGCCGCCGCGTTGTGCAGCGCGATCAGCATCGTCTCGGCCGCGATGCCCTGCGCCACGGCTTGGCGCAGGTTCTCTTGCTCCCACTCCGCGCTCTTGATCATGATCTCGCGCGACAGCGTGGCGCTGGCCAGCTGGTTGCGCTCGATCACCTCGGATACTGCCTGCACCAGCACTCCCGGCGGCAGGTCATAGCCGCGCGCGGCGATCGCGGCGTGCGTGTCGTCGATTGCCTTGCGAGCGGTCATGTCCTCGCGACCACGCGCGCGATCGAACAGCGCCGCTTCCACTGCCGGGTGCATTCCGGTACCGCCGGCCAGCCAGCGCTTGATCTGCGCGACCAGCTCCGTCAACACCATGCCGTTGTACGTCGGCTCGGTGTAATCGAACGCTGCCGACGGCGTCGGGCCCTCGTACTGCGGCTCGGCGCCGGCATCCAGTGTCGGGATGGTCGGGAACGTGACCTGCGGAATGTTGAGCGTGATCAGGTTCGGCGCCGGCACATTCGGCAGCGTCGGCCGCTCCGGCAGCACGATGGCGTTGATCGTCGGCCTGATCGGCGCGTCGTTGACGATGATCGGGCTGGGCGGGTTCGGCACCTCGAAGCTGGTGATCGCCGGCGTGAACTCCGGCGCCGTGCCCCACGTGATGCCCTGGTCGAACGCCAGCGTTTCATAGTCGGGCAGCACGAACGGGTTGATCGAGCCCAGCAGCGAGACATCGGGCGTGCCGATCTGCGCCCGGGCTTCGAGCGTCATGTCCGGGATGTTGATCGCCGGCGGCGAACCTTCCGACGGGAAGAATCGCCCGATCTCCTGCAGCCCCTGGATGGACTCGAACACCACCTCACTGAACTGCGTTACGCGGTCGTCCATCGCAGCCATCTGCTGCGTGACCACCTGCGCCGGGTACTGATAGACGTAGGGCGTGATCGGGACTTCGTAGGGCGGCACATCAGGCTGGAGCGGCATCAGAGCCTCCGGGACGTGACCAGCGCATCGGCGGTCAGGTCGTGCAGTTGATAGGGGGCGCCGTCCACCGTAGTCAGCGTGAGGCGATAGAAGCGGTTGCGCATGCCGCGGCCGATCTTGACGCGGTTGGTCACCGGCACCTCGGCAGCGCGCGAGGGCACCTCATAGTCGTAGCTGGCTTCCTCGGTGCCTGATTGCGTGTTGCCCACCGTCAGCAGCACACCGGCCTCGCCGGTGAGCGCGAGGTACAGCAGATCCGGGCGCCACTGGTTGATCGGGCGCCCGCGGTCGCTGGCGGCGAGGTCGGCCAGATCCAGCAGCCCGGTGCTCATTTCCTGCGACTCGATCGGCTCGCCGAAGTCAGTCGTGCCCTGCATGGCCACGATGCCGGCCGGCGTGCCCAGCATGACCAGGCCATAGGCATAGGTGGCGCTGTTGCTCGGCGTGTGGGTGTACTGGCTGATCGCCAGCAGATCTGTAGACGCTGTCCATGCGCCGTCAGGCGTGTCGACGCTCGTGCTCAGGTAGTCGTCGCCATACGCGCGATCGGTGAGCGCCAGCGTCCACGCCGTGGCCCACGTGAGCGCGTCATTCGCCCGCGCCGCATCGGTGAGCGTGGCACGGAAGCGCAGCGTGTAGGTAAGCGTGTCGCCGGCGGCGGCCGCATCGGTCAGCTGTACGCCGATGCGCGATCGCCACGACACCAGGTCGCCTGCGGCGGCGGCGTCGGTGAGCGCCACCCGGGAGCGCGGCTCGAACGCGTCGCCGGCCAGCGCGCCATCAGTCAGCGCATGGATCAGCCGCTGCGTGTAGCTCAGTGCATCGCCAGCGCGGGCGCCATCGGTCAGCGTGTAGGTCCGGTGCTGGAGGTAGGTCAGCGCGTCGCCGGCGGCGGCGGCGTCCGTCAGCACCACACGCGAGCGCGGTTCAAACGCCTCGCCAGCGCGCGCCGCGTCGGTGAACGCGCGCGTCATCTGCATCGTGTACGCCAGCGCATCGCCAGCGCGCGCGCTGTCGGTCAGCGCCAGGCGGGTGTCGTAGGCGAACGCATCGCCGGCGCTTGCGCCATCCGCCAGCACCACCACCGCGCGCAGGCCCAGCGTATCGCCCGCGCTGGCGCCGTCGGTCAGCGACAGCACCCAGCGGAACGACAGCGCATCACCGGCTGCTGCGGCGTCTGTAAAGTGCTCGCATTGCTCAGCCATCAACGACTCCCACGTAGGTGCATTGCGCGTTCAGCATGGCGTCGTGCATTGGAGCGCCCGCGATGCGCGTTTCGCCGTTCGGATCGGCGCTGTAGACGGTTTGAATCCGGTCGCCCAGGGTGTTGCAGGTGGCGGCGATGTACTGCGTGTCGCGCGTCTCCGGGTCCGGGCTGGTCGCGAACCATTGCTGGTACGCCCATCCGCTGGCGTCGATCGACGGCGTGTTGACGACTCTGATTGGCGATTGCTGCGAGTCATTGAACAGCTGCACTCGCAACGCTCCGATGCCCGACCTGTCGCGATACACCGCAGGCGGCAACGGCGGCAGCGGCGTGTTGTAGACCATGGCGTCTGCGTCATCGCAGACCGATGCCCACGAGCCCTGATCAGAGTTTTCCTCGCACGCGACAAAACCGCGCTGCTCAGTCCACACCGTTCTGGCCACCACTGGACCGCAGCCCGCCGGGTGCTCTTCAACCGGAACATTCCCGCGGAAGCGCGTGTATCCACCGAAGTTCCGCCACGTGGAGTACAGCGTGGGGTCTTTCAGGTGGGCATAGCCCCACGACTCGACGTAGATGTCTACCGCCATGGCCTGCCCGAACGCGTAGTAGTAGGCGGATCGGTCAAAGAACGGGACGCGGATGACGCCCGCAATGCTCGGCGCGCTTTTCTGCGAACTGGTGTGACGCTGGCGAAACGATCGGGTGCGCGACATCTGCCCATGCGGCGGATACGCGATGCTGTCGACCACCACCACCGACGTGTATCCGATCGACGTCGAAAGCAGCCCGGTGCGCTGCTCGTATCCCGATGCCTCGGTTCGGTCGTCTACATCAGACGTCACCATAGTCGGCTGCACGTAGGTGCCGCCCGTGGTTTGCACGGTTTCCCACTCGCCTTCGTAGGTGCACGGCTCGAAGGTGTCTGTGTCCGGCGCTTCTGCTGGCCGCGGATCGGACAGAAAGCGCACCGTGCGCAGCAGATCGCCATGGTGCAGCACGTGGACTACTGTGTCGCACCGCGGCGGATTGCGGATGTTCGGGCCGAACTGCTGCCGCATCTGGTGCGAAACACAGTAGCCAAGCCGTGGCTCCGGGAACTGGATCCAGGGTTGATACTTACCGGGCCAGTAGAGCGGGCCCTCCTGCACGCGCACGAATGTGGCCGATGCCGGCGCGGCGGGTTCCAGCTCTACGGCACGCAGCGCTGCCAACGATCCGGTCGCTGATGACTCCTGCAGCACCTCTTGGCACTGAGAGCGCGACATGCGCCGCGCCTTGGCGTGCAGCCAACGGCGCTCGTCCTCGCCGACGGATTGCCGCTGGATGCGACGCATGATCGAAATCGCCTCGGGCGGTTCTTCGACAGCAACCGTGGCGCCAATCGTGATGCGCACCGAAAACCACGCGCCGCGCTGGATGCGATCGTCTGCGTAGCGCCATGCCGTCGCGTGCGCCTCGCGTCCGCGCGCGTCGAAACTCCACCCCATCGCAGTGCTGTAGGCGCTGTAGTGGTCATACATCGGGTCCAGCTCATCGGGCGCCAGCAGATCGATCACCAGGCCTGCGCGACGTGCCTGCGTCAGCGCATCGCCGGTCGGGAAGGTTTCCCCGGTCGGCCATCCACCGAACAGCTCAAGCGCCGTGATCCCCGCATCGTCGCCGATCGCTTCCAGCTTTTCCCGGAAGCGAGGATCTTGCGTCAGTTCGTTTATCGGCAGCGGCATCGCCTGCACACCACGCTGCACGCTGATCTCGATCAGCCACAGCGCGCTGTCGCCGGCCGTCGTGATTCCGTGCGTGCGCGCGAACGACCAATCGTAGAGCACCCGTCGGCCAGACTGGGCCACCTGCCTTTCGTACAGCGGCACCACCTGGCGCTCGACGTCTGCGCCATAGCGCGCCAGCAGCGGCGGCACGCGGTCGTATCGGCTGCGATCCGGCTCGATGCCGAACCCCAGCAGGAACTGCACTACCTGCCGCATCCGGCCGGTATACATCGTGGGCACCACGCGCATGGTCTGGGCAGGAACAAACCCGGCGGGCGGCTCCTTCCACTGACCATTGAGCGCGGCGTCAGGCTCAACCGCCAACCGCTGCACTTGCGACGGCGCGGCAGGCAATGCGAAGGCCTGCGCGCATGCCGATGTTGGCCAGAACTGATCCATCGATCGCACGCCGGCATCGTCGGTCACGATGCGCGACTTGAGCGCCACACCGGACAGAAAGTCCGGCACATCGGAAATGGAGCGCCTGTAGCTGTCGTCCACGGGCTGCGCGGTGTATCCGGCCACGATCACCGCCTTCGCGATGCCCGGGCCCACCAGCGCGATCACATACGCATGGTCGGACACCCGCATTTGCGTCGACGCGGTCACGGCCCCGCTGCTGCCCAGCTTTGCGCGCAGTGCATCCATGCACTTGCGCGCCATCTTCACGTGCTTCCTGGCCTCGATCTCGTCCCCTTCGAACGAGATCGAATCAACCGCCATGATCAGCTGTCCGCGAGTGTGAGCTCGTAGTCAGCGTCGAACAGCAAGCCGTTCGGCAGCACCAGCTGGCTTTCGGTGCGCACCGCGTTGATAAGCGTGCCGGTCGTGCCGCCACGCGTGTTCACCGTCTGCAGCGCAAAGCCGTTGACGTTGATCGTCGTGCTGCAAGCAATCGTGAACCGCGCCAGTGATGCGGTGTTGTCGATTGCGTTGGCGGCGGCGGTACCGGGCGTCCATGCCGGCCGCGTCGTTTCCGAGTAGCCCTCGGTCGTGCTGGTGTTCTCGGTGGCGTTCGCGGCGTAGTTCGCCGCCGTCCAGTTGGCCGCCGGATTGACCGCGCCGGAGCTCATCGAGAGGTAGAACGCGCTCGGCTTGGCCGTCGCGCCCAGGAACACAGCCAGCGCAGCCGTCAGGCCCTGGTCGGTCCATAGGTTGTGCGCGGGTTCGAACGACATGCTGCCGTCGGGCGTGCTGAAGTGGAACCAGCCGCCGAGCTGCAGCTCGCGCGCGATCAACACGCCTTTGTCGTTCATCTGGTAATCGCCGTTGCGCACGGCCTTCATGATTTCCAGCTTGTGGCGCACCACGCGAGCGCGGTTGCGGGCAATTTGAGCGAGCGCGGCCGCACTCCGCCAAAGGCGGAGATTCAGGTTTTCGATCATGGTGTACTCCGACTAGCTTTGGATGAACGCCGTGATGCGGCGGTCGTGAAGCACCAGCGACCCACTGCGGGGCGCGCGGGTGAAACTGAATGTGCGTGCGCGTGGCTCGATCAGCTGGCCGCTGGCGCTGCCAAGCGCAAACCCGCGGCCGCCGAACCACACGGCGCACTGAGACTGGCCGAGCCCAAGCTCGGGATTGAACAACGAACTGTCGGCGACGGCGCTACACCCGGGTACCGGGAGCGCGGCCGTTGTGGTGACTGGGCTCCACTGCGCAGGATCAGCGCCGGGCAGGAACTGCACCGTCTTGGCAGCAATCCACACGCCACCCTCGACGCCTTCGACCATGCGGATACGCCCTGGGAACCGCACGAACGCGGTCGCCGGCTTGCACAGGTGCGTGCGGTACGGCTCGGTGTACCAAAGCGTGTCGCCGCGGGCGATCAGCAGCCGACCCTTCCACCAACGGACAATGTGTCCGCCTGGAGGCCTGCGCATGTAGTGCGTGCTGGCCGCGCCACCCAGCGGCCCGGAGCCCACGCTGTAGCTGGTCATGCCGCTCGGCACGGTCGCGCACCGGTACAGCACGTCGCCGCCGGCGCCCGATCGGTACACGATGGCGCTCGATGCACCCGCAGGCCACACCAGGGTGAGCGCGATTCCGCCACCCTCAGCCACGGACACCGATGCGATGCCGGACAGCCCGCCTTCCTCGCCCGCCGGACCCACAAACGCCAGCGCCACCGCATACTGGCCAACGGACAGCCCACCAGAACCCGATGCCGTGGCCGCCACGATCATCCCGTCGGGCGCGCCAACTTCGCGCGCGCCGCCGTCGCGGATCTGCCCCACGATGCTCGACTGCGCGTAATACACGCGGTCAGGTCCAGCGCTGAACGACACCGGGCTCGTGCTGGGCAACGTCGCCAGCGTCGTGCGCGAGTAGTCGCCCGCGATGCTCACCAGGCTTGCGCCCACCGCGCCGTACAGCTGCGCGCCATCCGACCACAGCGAGTGCACGCCAGTCGTTGCGGACGCCAGCGCCTGGCCAACGCGCGTGCCGGGCCAGCCGGTGCGGTCAATGTCCATGTCGATGCACGTGCGCAGCGCTGATGGGCGAAGGCCTGCATCCTTGCTGACGTTGTCGATGCCGTCGGCGAACGGCCCGATGCGCAGGTCAGTCATGGGTCGTGTGCTACTCCGTGTGATCCGATCGTGCTGGGTTCCATCGCCGCCATGGCGATCGCCAGCGCGTAGTGGCTGTTGCATATACGGCCGCCGCCGTCGTGCGAAACGACAGCAGCGCCCCAGTCAGTGCGGTCATCCCCGGCAGGCTCGACGGGGCGCGCGAACCGTATGTCACCCATCAGGAGCGCTTCGAACCCGCTCGGCTGCACGACACCGATCATTCGAGCAGTGCCCAGCGTCAGCATGTCCTCGGCATACGGCAGAAGATCGTCGCCCGGCTCCCACATGCGCGGGCCGCCGATCACGCCCGCATCGATGCCATCGGGCGCGATCTGCATCTCGCCGCGGGCCCTTGCGCCTTCCGGCACCTGAATCTGCGGCCGCTCGATGCCACCAACACCAATCGTTCGGTGATGCAGCTCGACCAGCGGCCCGCCCACTGCACTCTGGACACCAGCTGTCGCCACCGCCATGAACGACACCGGCCGCACGCGCATCCGATCGCCCGACCAACCCGGGTACGGCGTCATGTCGAGCGCATCGAATCCCTCGGCGTCCACTTGACGGTGCAGGTATTCGACTACCGGCTCACCCATCAGCGTGGCCAGCATTCCGACCATCTGGAACGGGTCGTACTGATGCGACACCCACTGAACACCGTGCAGCGTCGCGTCCTGCCCTGCCGGCAACAGATCCCGGTGCTGGTTCTGCACCTCGTGCTGTCCGTAGCTGTTGACCATGCCGACGGGCGATACGGTCTGGTCGCCGGTGGATGGCGGCGGAGCCACGACAGCGTCGCCCCATGCGGTTGCATTGAGCCCAGACGGCTCGATGTCTCCGCCCGAACGGAGGTTGGGGAATCCGGGCTTGAACAGCTTTGGCCCCACGAGGTTCAGCCGGCGGTGCTGGTTCTGCACCTCGGGTCCACCCCACAGCGTGGCCTGAAACGCCGGCAGCGGCAGCGTTCGGATCGCCAGTGTAACCACCGTGTAACCAAACTTCGGGCGCGCCGGGTCTGGTCCATACAGCCACTCGTCGATGTACTGCCCATCCTGCCCCTTGGGGGCAAAGATGTAGTGCGGCGTCATGCGCGGACTTCCGTAGCTCGTGAACAGCATTTGCCCGCTACCGAAGACGTACTGCGTTCCCGGAAGCGATGGCACGCCTACCGGCCCGCCGGTGTCGTAGCCTGGCGGTGGGATGCCGCGAGGACTTATGCCGTTGATCGTGACCGTCGCGGTGCCGTAGCGCGCTGCTGCGATTCCGCCTGGGTAGATGTAGTTCGTGCGCACCAGCGGCTGCGGCACCGAAGACGCATCGACCACACCCGCGCCAAGGATGATCTGGTTCACCGGCGGATCCGGCAGCTCGTTACGCAGCCAGTGCGTTTCCGGCACCCACCCGCCTGCGCCCGCAAACGCCACTCGCACCGTGCGCGTGCTGTCGCGGACCTCGGCCAGGCCTGTCAACGTCGCCGGCGCTCCGGTCGGTGTCAGGTATTCCGGATCTCGCAGCACCCGCGCATGACCCCGCGGGCCCGCATCGATGCCGCCAATGCGGCTGATCTGGCGATCTTCGTTGACCACACCTGCACTGCCCCACAGCGTGCTGGGTACCGTGCGATCAGGTGAAATCCGGTTCTGACGGCCTTCGACATACAGCCCGCCTGTGGTCACCTGCCAATATCCGGCCGGCGACACGTAGCGCTCCCAGTTCTGCACCGTCGGCATTGCCCCAAGCGGCGGGGGCAATCCCTCGGAGAACCCGATGGTGCGCACTGCGCGATCAACCCACGCCGTGCCAACAGCGCCTGGCGCCGGAGCAAACACCACCTGCACTGTGCGCAGCTCATTGACCAGCGATGGCCGGCCGATCGCGCCAGCAACCCCTGTCGGCCACAGCAACCGCGCATCGTTGCGCGCGTGGTGCCAGCCCGACGAGTACATCGCGTCGAAGCCCTCGATCGGCAG